TTATGCGAGCGTTAAATCGCAAAGTTTAACCGCCGCGACAACAACTCCGCCGTATGTGATAACGGCTCGGTCGCCTTTGATTTCCTTTACGATATGGTCGCGCTTGTAAACGAAACTTGCAAGCCTACCGCCCGTATATGTCTTTGCGCCGCTGTTCAAACGAACGGTACTTCCTACCTCGATAGTTGCGACTGGTGCAACTGGTACGGGTTCGGGAGTTGGCGCGGGAGCGGGAGCGGGAGCGGGCGTATATGTCGCGCTATTTGTCAATGACAAATCGGAAAGTTTAACCGCCGCGACAACAACGCCGCCGTATGTGATAACGGCTCGGTCGCCTTTGATTTCCTTTACGATATGGTCGCGTTCGTAAACAAAGCCCGCAAGTCCGCCTCCTGTATAAGTGCTTGCTCCACTCTTTACGCGAACGGTACTCCCGACAATAATTGTCGGTGCCTGTTGCACGGGAGCGGGTGTTTCAATAACCGCGGGAGCTTTCGCGCTTTGAATCGCGTTGTAATTTGCTTTCACGGTCGATAGGAACGAGCCCCAATGAGGGAGAATGTAAATCGGACAATATTTCTTTGAATAGAAATAATTGTGCGTGTAAACGTCTGTGCTCGGTGAAAGTCCGTGCTTGTCGAGTAAATACGCTACGAGCTTTGCGAGAGTTGCCTCCGAGCTTGCGTCTGCTCCAATACATTCAATAGCGATTGTATCGAGGTTCCCTCCGATTGTTTCTCCCGCCCTCTGTGAGGAGCGGCGGCTTGAACCGTCGGCGGCGTGCCAACCGCGCTCATTGTCGGAAAGCTGTTGCCATATTTCATTATGCCATACCCAATAGTGCACGGCAACTCCGTTCATGTTTCCGTTGGGATATGTAGCCCTGGCGTACTGCTCCGCGGGGGTTGTTCCGCTTGCGCAAGCAATATCTCCCGTATTATGTACGGTGATTCCTTTCGGAACGCCTGTGCCGTTATTGAGCTTTTCGTTTGGCTTGACATAATCACCCTTTTTCACATAAGAGCAAATGTTTTTCGCGGCTCTCGTCCCGTCGGGAGTGATTTTCTGCTTGATTGTGATTGTTTCCGAGCCCACGCTAACGGTGAGCGTCTTATCGGGTGTCAAAAATGCCATAATTAAACCTCCTCGTTTTCTGTGCCTGTCGCTTTAATTTCATTCATGTAATTATCGGCGGCAATAGCGGCGTTTGTGAAACTGTTGTTTTTCCACCAAGCCCAGGCGGTAGCGGCGATAGTTGCGGCGGTAGTCAATACCGCGTAAATGTCCTCCTCCGCGAATGGTAGCGGGTTTTTGCCGAGCGTTGTTAACACCTGGTTTACCAGGGTAACAACAAGAATGATTGTTCGGATAATGGTTTCCGTTGATACCTTTTTCATAGCTGTTCGCCTCCTTTCTTGATTTCGTTTATTCTGTTGTGGGCTTGCTTGCATGATTCCTCGCAACGAGTAATACGTTCCGAGAGCCCCGTTACGCTTGTCCTCGTCTCTCTTTGCTCTCGTTTGAGGTCGTCAACGCCCGATTTAATATAGCCTATATCGGACAATATAACGCCTTTGTTTTCTCCCTCTGCCTTGTTTTCCTTTTTGAGCCCGCTTTGATAACCTACAAAGCCGAATACGGCGGAACAGACAACGCCCGCAATAGCAACTATAATTGAAAGTTCCATAATGTTTTACTCCTCGGGTTTTGTAGGGAATTTTACGTCATACGGAAAATTCTCTTGTTGTGGTATGTCTCGGAGGGCTTGTCGGTATGCCGCCCATTCACCCGAAACCGCATTGCCAAGTACGGCAAAAAGGCTCTTTGTAGCAGATAGGAGAGACGTTGAAGTAATGCTCGTCGGAACATCAATTCCGAGCCTGTCAAGCGTTAACGCTTTGTCGGTTTCCGATAATAGTTTATCGCGTTCGGCTCTAACCTCCGCGGCGAGCTTTTCATATTCTGCCGCTTTTGCCGCCGTGAGCCATGCCTCAAAACCGTTTTCAATATTTGAAATGAGTTCGGGGCGATTTCTTACGCGGAGACGGTATTCGTCGTACTGCCATTTTGCGGGACTTTCGTCCGTCCCTGGTATTTCTTCAACATTTGTTAATAGCGTTACTACTGCCTCGTCACCCTCAAATACTACCTCATACGGGGCAACTGGCATTGTTGCGCATTCTGCTTTCATTTCGTATTACCTCCTTTAATTTTCGTATATTAATATATGGTTTCACGTATTTATGATAAAAGTTGTAGGAATTGCAATGCCTCAACCACCCGAGCCGTGACATTAACGACATTGCGGTATGAGGTAATATTCGCTTTGCTTTATGTACGCGACGTACAGCGCGCATAATTGCGAGTGCGAGCCGCTTTCTCAATATAGTTTTGTTTCTAAAGAATCGGAACCCGAGAAAATCAATAGCCCGTCCTCTATGCTTTCCGCTTTTGTCGATATAGTCGAATCGGAATACTTGCCAATTTGATTTAATCGTTAATCCTATTTCGGCGGCATATTGAATAATGGCGGATACATTTTTATGCAATTCTTTTTTATTCCTCTTAAATAGTACCATGTCGTCCATGTAACGAACATAGCATTTTATTTTAAGAGTCTGTTTTATATAATGGTCGATAGGGGTTAAAACAAAATTGCAAAACCATTGTGAGGTATAAAACCCGATAGGCAACCCGACGCGCTCTCCGCTTTCGGTTTCAATGTAAAAGCTATCTATAACCGCAAAGCAAAGCCATATAAAAAGATTTCCGCGAAACTTTTTCCGTAACTGCTTTTTTAAATAGCTGTGAGAAATATTCGGGTAACATTTTTTTATGTCGAGTTGCGCCCCGTATTTAATTTCTGATACATTTTCTTTCGTATGGTTTCTTATGAATTTTTCTATGTAGCGTTTCCCCTTGTGAACGCCTCTGCCTGGAATTGAGCCGCAAGAGTATTCATACATACCATTTGTAAAAATTTCGCTTGAAACAACCATTATAAGTTGGTGTATAACCTGGTCGGGAAAGAGAGGTACGCTTGCTATGTCGCGTATTTTCCCGTTACCGTCGCATTTGCGTTTGAAAGATTTATACTCGCTCGGGTGAAACGCTTTTGCAAATTCGGGAGTATTGGTCGGTTCTCCGCGTTGCTCCGCCCGTTTCATAGCCTCAAATTGCGTAACTAATTCGAGTGTTAATTTAATGTAATATTCTATGTTGGCAAGTATATATTGAGCTTGCCTGTATTTTGCGGTTATTTTGCCGTCCTTTTTGTGTTTGTTTTTACAAACTTTCTCTATTGCGAGGCGTATTGTTGCCTCTTCTTTTAACTTACGGTCTATATTATATGAGCGCATTACATTTCCTCTTTTTTTATAGTTTCGGGAGCGTTGGGCTTTTGCTTACAAGCTCCCGCCGTAAACAACGATTTTTGCCAAGGGGCAAGGAATTAAACGCGCATAATTATAAATGTTGACTATAAAATAGGCGCGCGAGATAGTTCAAATTCGAGTTCGAGGGCGCGTTGTTGACGTTGAAGTACACAGGCGAGCAATTACGCCCATTGTTGAAGTTACCGCCGACACGCACCGCGCACGGAGCGCGTTTAATCCCTATGCGAATGTTTGTAAAATACTGTGGGGGTTGTTACCCCCAAACCCCCATTACGGGGATACAAAAAGGCGCGCGAGACAGAACAAATACGAGTACGAAGGCGCGAGGTCGACGTAGAAGTACACAGGCGAGCAAGCACGCCCAGTGCTGAAGCGACCGCCGACACGCACCGCGCGAACCGCGGGCGTATTTATGATATAGTAATAAGCCGCCGCGTAGGTCGTAGAGGCTCCTCCAATTTCCGCCGTACCCATTAAGAACGGGTATCGTGTATCCACTTTGAGAGTTTTTACGTATCCGTCGGCTGTTGCAAGATTGAAATTTGCCTCGATATAATCGGCTGTTATTGCTCCCGCGTTGTATTTGCTCGGGTCGCTTAAATACCATAGCTTGTAAACATATGGGCTCTCGGTTGTTCCCGCTCCCGTTCTGTTAACAAGCACGTTGCAAAGCGTCGAGAATCCGTTCGCCCACGGTAGAGCATTTCCTCTCCATATGCACGGGCGAAAACCGTCCGTATTTGATACAGGCGAGCCGCTCGAGGCGGTAACAATATTTGTAGCTCCATTAATCCAACAACGCGAGGACAAATAATCTCCTATGGCTAAATTTGCAACCGCGGAGGCTAATACAAATGTTGATACTGTATCAACTGTTGTAATTGAAGTAATTACAACCCCGCTCGTGCGTTGTTCGCCGTTCTTAGCGGAGCCTATGCTAATTGTTTGTCCCGCTTTGAACAAAGCTCCTATTGCCGAGGTTGTAGTAAATGAAGTATCAGAAATAACACTCGCTATAATGTCGTCTCCGTTATACCTCATATTACACGCGCCCATCATAACGGTTTGAACGTCTTTTGTAGCAAATTCTACGAGTTGGAGTACATATTCGGAGAATCTAACCTCGATTGTTTCCGTATGCGCTTTGCTGTCGAACGTGCGGCAATTTGTCATAAACGAGTCAAGAGAACCTGTTTGAGGTAAATACCCGCTCCGTGATGTTGCAACGCCGTTAACCATAGCAAGAGGAAATACAGGGCAATAAACTTTTGTGTTTCCATCTTTGAACATAGGGGCGAGAGCGTAACCCTCGGACGGTGTAGCCGTAACGCTTACATACGTATTGAGGTCTGTTTTGTAATAAAACGGAGTACATTCGTACATTAATTCCCCGTTTGTTCCGTCCCATGCAAAATTAGGTTCTCCGCGGTATGCGTTCACTTTCCATTTTCGGGCGGTTGCGTCCCAGGTGCAACAACAAATAGGGCGATTGAAAAACGATACGCCGTCAAAGTTGTTTACTACCGTTGCGCCGTCTACTGCGACGTTTGCAACCATTCCTACCGCGTCGTCCGCGCGCGTACCCGCACTCAAAGAGCCCGTAAATGTAACTGTATACTTTTTCATAGCTTTATTGTTGAGGCTTGCAACGGCATTATTACAAAGCGTAGCGGCTGTATTTGCCCCTTGTGCCGCTGTATTCGCGCCGTCGGTCGCTGTATTTATTGTCGCCTCAATAATTGTAAGGTTCTCGAGAGCTGTTTCCGATTGCGCCTCCGCTGTATTTGCGATTGTTTCCACCTGTGCAACCCTGGTTAACGCGGCGGTGAGAGACTTGTATTCGTCGGAACTCGTCACTTGCGGAGGGTTAATTGTGTACTTCTCCACCTTAATATAGAATGTTTGAGAGGTAATTAACGAGCCGTCGGAATCATACAGAGCAATTTCCGCAACGGCTATTCCCTCAACCGCTAACATTTGCTCGGTAAGTGTTGCTGATATTTTGTTATCTGCTATTGTGCAATCCGTGAGGCATTGCGTCCCGTCCTTTTTTTTCAAACGAAAACGAGCGGTAACTGTTGCGGGTATTGTGTAGATTTCCCCGCTGTTAAGTAATTCGATTTCCAATACGCGAGAGTCAACGTCGCCTTGCTTTGCGTATATGTATTCGAGGGGCGTTGTTCTCGTAATGTCGAGCGTAAAGGCTTTTAAAACTTGCATAATGTTTCCTCCTTGTTATTTTTCAATCCACGCCGTCCAAGTGCTATTAAAGTACGAACGTATATATAATGCGTTCCCGCTCGGAACCGCCGTGAACCGTTGTATAATATAGCCTCCATATCCGAACACCTCTAACAATCCAACCGCCGAAACTGGTTTATTTGTCAACGCGGGATTGTTCCCGTAAAAATAAATACCTGGTTCGGTTATGTCGTTAAAATTCTCGGACAATAACGCTTTTACAAATCCGAGCACACCGTACCCGTTTTGCTTTATTTCTCCCACAACGTCAAGCGCGGCGGTAGGCGTTCTATTGTTTACGCCGACTTTCTTTTGACGGAAAGACATTAGCGGCATTCCTTGCGGCAAAACAATGTCTATTGTATCCGTTGAGAGCTTGTCTGCTACGATAATTTGAACGTTCCAGGAGTAGTCAGAGTCAAGCGATATAAATTCGTCGTTGTCGTAGCTGAAAGATGTTGCGGTATATGTCGGGGCGATTGTTACATATGAACTGTATGTGCTTTCACTCGTTTTTTTATACCTATATTTTAAGTATTGAAACGCGTTTTTGTTGGTACTACTTACCGTAATTTCTGAAAGCGTACCGCTGATTGTTATTTCCGTTGTACTTTCAACCTCATTTAATCGGCGCATGAGATAGTTTGATATTTCTATGCCTTTATACTCAATAACGGATATATTAACCGTTGCGGAACTCGTATAACCTCGAGAGTCAATAACTGTAACTACAATTGGCACCGTTCTCGCTGTGTAGAGCTTTCCTACGGCGATTGTTGTCCCTATTGAGGAGGCAACCGCCGCGCCCGCCGTCACCTGGTAGCTTGATATTGAGGCTCCGTTCTTTGCTGTTGCCGCTGTCGCAACCACTGTAAGGAGGGAATACCCTTTTATATAAACTTGATTGTTTCCCGTAATGTTTGATGTATTTGTATTCGTGTCCGAATGAGTGAACCCCGAGAATGTCGGCGCGGAGTTTGCCGACGTTGTTTGAACCGTTGCCGTCGTGCTTGACGGTATACCTATCTGCGTTGAGCCGCTATACGTCGTTATAATGAACGTTCCTGTAAACGACTTAATCGAGGACATGGCGGCGAGTAGCGTTGTTCTCTGCGCGGCGGAGAGCGTTATCGTTTGGCTTGACGTGTTGGCGGTACCTGCTATACCTGTTATTGTAAGAATGGTTGTTGAGCCGTTTTTTATAACGAGCGTATGAGTGTAGCTTGCTGTATATATGGTTCTGTTAATAGCTATTGTTGCGGTTGCGTTGTCGGCGGTCACTGTTGAAACGCTATTGAGAACCGTTCCTCCGAGAGTCTTAACGCTTGCAAGTCCCGACGTTCCGTATACCTGGTTTGAGGATTTTCTCGCCCGAACATATATTGAATATGTTGTATTCGGCGAAAGCCCTGTAATTGTATATCCTCTCGACGTTCCAGAGCTCGAGTTGAACGTAACCCATGAGGAGCCTCCGTTAATGCTGTATTGCCATATGTCGCACGTTGTAGAGGCTGTCGCCGATATATATACACTACTCGCCGTTATACTTCCATAGCTTAACGATACGGTAGGCGCGGAGCGGTCAATCTGATTGAGGTATGCTGTCGTAGCTGTTTCAATCCAACCTATGTAACCCCCGCTATATGTTCCGCTAAATCTCCATGAGGCACCAAGATAACATGAGGCGTTTCCGCTCCCGTCGTGATATACTCTTACGGTCTTTGTTTTGAGTAGTTTCTTTTTCCAACCCGAGGTATAATCGCTTATTGCCGCTACGGTGTACTGCTCATTTTCTCCGTTTACGTTTATGTAACTGTCGGAGCGTTCTCCAACTCCAATCGTATAATATGACAGATACACATATAACGTAACGTCGCTATAGTTTCCTATAACGCTTTGGGTTGCGTTCCATTCACAATACAAGCCGAAAGACGAAACAGGATAATTATTGAAACTCCCGCTTAATGCCATATTCCCGCCTCCTTAATCAAGTAATACAAAATCGAGCCCGTTTGTTTTCGGAACAAACTTGCCTTTTCCGATTGTTAGCTCGTCGGTAACTTCTGTTTTTCTTAAAGTAGTTAAGTCTTTGTTTACGGTCAATACCGTTGCGCCCTGGTGCTTAACCGCAAATTGTGTATTATCTATAATGGTTTCTGTTGAGCTTTCCGAGTTTGTAATATTGATTCCTCGACGGTCAATTTTAACGTTTGTCGTATATATTTCGTTCGGCGCGGGAGTCCATTTTGTTTTAGCGGTTCCCTCTGCGAGCATAATATCAGCAACATATAAGTATGAACCCGTTGTGCCCGCCTCCATAGCAACCGTGCTACTCGGCGCGGTGAATGTTTTTGAGTATTCCGTCCATTCTCCCGCGGCTTGCTCGTCGAAAACATATATTTCATTACCGCCTAAATCCAGTTTAAAATACGTTCGCGAGGCTGTATCTTTCTTTGCTTTGAGTGTTAAAGTATATACGGCTCCCTCTATTGTTCGTATTTCTTGCGATAGATTTCCCGCACTTATGCGGAACATTGAACTTGAAAGCGTGTTATTAACCGCGTCGGCGGTCTGCTGTGCTATAACCGCGCCCGTATACGTCCAATCGTCCGAAACCCCATTGAGCCCGCTCGAGTTTAAAACGTTGTTAATTCCTCCCGTGTATTGCGTAGTAAATGCGAGGTCGAGAGCCTCTACCGTTTGCCGTAATTCACTTATTGCAGTATTGGCGGTTTCTATATCTCCCGTTAATACCGTGTTTACCTCTGAAATTATGCTCTTTACTTGACCGTCCGCCGCCGTGAATGCCTGTTCAACAACGCCCGCGGCGTTATTTATCTCGTTTGTAATTTCACTTTTGAAATACTGCGAAATGGCGTTCGCTTGCACAGAATCCGCTTTAAGTAATGCTCCGTTAAGAATACCCGAGGTTATAGCGTCCGCTACTATTGCGCCGTTCATTGTAATAGCGAGAGCGTATTCTCCATTGTATCCATTAGAGGAATATCCGAGCCCGCCCGAGTTCCAACGCCAAACATTAACCGCGGTTGCGAGGTCGGGTGTATCCATAATGAGTATTTCTTGCGGGTTATTCGGAGGATTTAAAACAACGTAACCTCCGTTTTGTCCTGTAATGAGGTTTGTTGCCGTTAATATGGCATTTGACAGCTCGGCGGAGGCGAGAGCCTTATCTTTGCGCGCCGCTGTTTCAATAGCTGTTATGCTTTCCTGTTGCTTTGCGATAGTGTTTGCAAAATTGCTCTTTGCGTCTCCGAGCTCGACGGAGGTATACTGCTCTTTTAATGAGTCAAAAACCGTCTTGATAATTTCCGCCGTTGCAGAAATGCCGAGCTCCGAAAATTTAACCGTTACCGTATCGCAAAGTTTAACCCTCTCTAATGGAGCAATATTTTTGTATTCTTCCGTTTGCCATAACTGAACGAATGACGCTGTTATATTAACTTTCGGAACACCGAGCGAGGAGGAGGCAACATACGCGGTAGCTTTTGCTCTCAAAGCCTCCTCCGAAATGGTCTCGTCTTTTGAGAATTGCTGTGTAAAGTCCATATAAAAGGTTTTTGCGTGCCCGATATTAGCCGCTCCTGCAAGAGCTATAACTCCCTCTGTGAGCGTTATTGTAACGTCCTCGGTTGCTGTTATCTGCCCCGCGCTGTCGAGCGTGTTTTGTGTCACGATAGCGTAGGGGAGAAAATGCGTGTAGCAATCGGCTATATTCCGCTCTTGTTTAATGTCCGTAAGATTTTTTCCGTATTCAATAATGATGTTCGTCTCTTTTCCTCGGTGAGCGTGTAGCTTTACGAGAAAATTATCGAATTCATATTCTCCGCCCCATACGTCGAGAATGCTCCCTGTTTGCCCGCCGAGTATCGCGCGGAGGGAACAGGGCTTTTTTATCGTCGTGCCGTTTAAGGTCGCAATATCGCTCCATACCGTGAAACTATGCGACAATATAGCGTTTGTAAATGCTGTATTAATTGCCGCGGACGCTGAAACTCCCGTAACGTTTAATCCTATAATAGGAATACCGTTCAGCTCGTAACTTATATGCTCGCCGTAAAATGTGACAATTCCGTTAATAGGCTTGCTCGATTTATAAAGGCGGAATAATTGAGGCTCGCTCGTTTCGTTCGGCTTTGATTTTACTATTGAGCCCTCCTCAACCTCCGAGTAATGTTGTCCTGTTATCGGGTAGTCGAGAGTGAGCTCGTATTTTCCGTTTCTTTCTTCCGTCACAGGGCAAGCGAGAGCCTCCGTTAATAGTCCTAATCCGTTGTGAGTAAAGGTTGTTTCTCCTTTGCTGTATAGAATCGGAATCACAAGCAACACCACCTCGGAATTATTTCTATGCTTTCTACTGTTCCCGTCCACGAGATATTGTTTGCGCCTGGCGTGAGAGTTGGGAACGTGTTTGAAAGCATATGATTGTTTTGCGCAACTGTGCCTTTATATGCGTTTTTTGTTTCGCCGTCAACCTCTATGTACTCGTCTACATTCTCGAACGCAAACGAGGCATTATTGATATAAAGCGTAATTGTCCCGCTCCCGTTTATTTTGATATACGGAGAGCTCTCGAAATACTCCGCGTTAACAATATTTGTTGCCGCTGTTAGTATTTTTGAGCGTTGCCCCTCTATTGAGTATTTAAACGGCTTGCAGTTAAATTTAATAGAGGAGGAGCCAAACTGTGGCAATTCTTCATCTATGTCTATTTCGTCGCTGTACGACGCGAGACGGAAATAATTAACGTCGTAAGAATCATAGAGTCGGAAATATCCCGCCTCCGAAAGCAACCAACCCTTTATATTGTGCGCGAGTTCTGATATATCGTACTCGTTTCGCAATACCGCAACGTCGTATTTAATATTAATATTGTTATATCTTTTGTTATCTATGCACAAGTCGCCCGAACGCCCAGGAACCGACTTAAACGTAACGTCGCGAGAGGCTCCGTTGTATGCATTTTTATTTGTTACAATTAACCCTTTGTCGAGAGACAAGGCGGTTTTAAAATTAAACCAGTGTAACCCGTTGTTTATCACGCAAATACAGCTCCTTTCCTCCGCAACGATTCCTCAATAACCGTTAAAATATCGTCACCTAACGCCTCTATATCTTTGCCCGAGTTGTTATTAAAGTTTTCGATTTTAAGCTCGAGCTTTATACTAATAGGTGTTTGAGCGTCTTTTTTTGTGCTTTGCTCGTTTATGGTTTTGTCGAGCGTTTTTGACTCGCTCGCGGTCAACACGCGTTCGCCTTTGTGAAGTAGTGCGGGAAATTCGTCATACGGCACGTAATCTAAACCGATACGGAGACGTTTAATCTCTGCAATGTTTAAGCCCATGCCTCCAACGCCTGGAACCCAATCGGGTATTTGTAGCTTATTGAGCCCTTTTATGAACAAATTTAGCCCGTCTATTATCCAGTTTATAGGCACCTTAAAAATGTTTTTTATGCCATCAAATATATTTCCAAATATCTTTACTACTGCGTCCCAGGCACCTTTCCAATTTCCTGTAAATACATTTTTTACAAAGTCAATAATGCCTGTGAATATGCCCTTTACATTTTCAAATACTTTCTTTATGCCGTCAAACGCATTTTTAAAATTACCGCTTACCGCGCCCGCTACTGCCTCAAACACCTTTTGCAATGGAGGCATTACCTTTTCAATTATGTTCTTAAATAGAGCAATAATCGGAGGCAATATCATATTAAGTAACTGCATAAGAGGTTCGAGAAACATTAACAAAATGTCGAGTATCGGCTCTAACAGAGGCATGAGTACGTCGAGCAATGTTAAAAGGACGGGGAGTATTGCCTCTATAATCGTCGTTACAAGCGGCAATATTGATTCAATAAGGTTAATTAACACAGGTAAAACGAGGTCAATTACCTTTAATATAGGAGGTAATAATTTTTCTATAAGCTCAATAACAATAGGCAACACCGCCTCAATGATTTTTACAACGAGCGGCATAACTGTATTTATTAGGTCAATAAGTACAGGCAACACGGCGTTAACTATTTTCAGTATTGGAGGGAGGAGGGTTTGTAATAACTGAATTACAACGGGCAACACCGCCTCTATAATTTGAATTATTGGCGGTAGCAATGCCTCAATTAGCTGTATTAAAACGGGTAGTATGGTATCAAGTATTTGTACCACAAGTGGCATAATAGCGTTAATTAGATTTACAAGTATAGGTAAAACCGTTTCGATAATTTTCATAATCGGCGGCAATAACTGTTGAATTAAGCTCACTATAACGGGCAAAATAGCTGTAATAATTTGTTGAATGGGAGGTAATAGCGTCTCGATAAGATTTAGCAGAACAGGGAATATTGTTTCCACAAGGTCAAATAACGGCGGCAAAAGTTCAGAGAATACAGACTCTAATATAGGCGATAATTTTTCAAATAACTTTTGAATTAAAGGTAACTTTCCAATAATTAAATCGAGTACCTTTTGCACTATAGGCATAACAGTAGCACCGAGGCTATTAATGGCTCCTCCTAAAGAGCGTTTCATAGTATCCATTGTATCGGTAAACTTTACTCCCGCGTCTATAGCGTCGTCTCCCATAACCATACCGAGTTCGTTTGCTTTGTTTTTAAGCTCTTCTATCGAGCCCGCCTCTCCATTGAGTAAGGGCAACATTTCTTGTCCTTGTTTTCCAAACATTTCTTGCGCGAGCCGTGCTTTTTCTGTTCCGTCCTCCATGTTCTGTAAAGCTGTTACCGTCTCGTTAAACATTTGCTCTTGTGTTTTCATTTTTCCCGAGGAATCCGTAACAGTTAGTCCGAGTTTTTCAAAATTTGCCGTTGCTGTTTTGTTTCCCTCTGTCGTTGCGTCCATATTTTTAACGAGTGATTTCATTCCCGTTTGCATGGTATTAATATCAACGCCCGCTTGTGATAGTACGTAGTCCCATTCCTGGTATCCCTCTCGAGACATACCGAGTTTTTGACTCATTTTATCCACTTCATCAGCGGCGGCGGCGGTGTCGCTCGCCATTTTATAAGCGGCTGTCCCAAGTGCCGCGGCACCCGCAACCGCCGCCGTGCCAACCACCGCCGCTCCTTTTGCAATGGAGGAGAACGCGGAGCCCACTTTTGAGCCCGAGCTCTCGGCTTTTTTTGTTGTTGAGTCTATACTCTTGTCCGCCTCGGAATTATCAACAAAAATTGTTCCGAATAACTGAAAAATGTTTGCCACGTTTTAGCCTCCTCTCATTTTGTCCGCCGCGATAATCGGCGCAAAGTCGCTCATAATCTCCTCGGGAGTTTTGGTTCTCGTTGGTTCTGCCGTAGTTTTAACGCCCGCGAGCATATCCTCATACGGGATTGTTTCAGTTCCGTTTATTTTGGATATGACATAGTGAGCAATCCATAAAGGGCGTGTTTGCTGTTCAATTTCAATTCTTGCCGCAAATGAAAGCAAGTCGCCAAGAGCCGAAAGCGGCATTTCTTTGATAACTTGCCATTCATAATGAGCGTGTAATAGTGTTAAGCTGTTTGCTCTACTTTCTTCCGTAGAGCAATTTTGAAAAAATTTAGAATTCCCTCGTCGTGGATAATCTCGTTAATAACCTCCGCCGCGTCGAGCTCTTTTGCCTCGTCAATGGTGCAACTCTTATATGCCGCGACGAGTGTCGGAATATCATTCGCGATTTTTGCAAGTTGCGGCGTAATATCCGAGAATATTTCAGTAGCAATTATTACGGCTTTTTCGGGCGTAAGTTGTTTTAAAGCCTCTTGCGGGTTTGTTGTATCTTTAAATACGTCAAGCCCTTTCAACTTTTCAACAATGGGTTTTGTATCGAGCTTTGACACAATACAAAGCAGAATAGGCATAGTAGCAATTTTAAGCATTGTAAATTCCTCCTGGTATTATTTTTTTGTATTAGGTCGTTGTCACACTTGCAACCTCGGCAATGTTATAGAGCTTTTCGGTGTTGTCTTTTGGGTCAAAGTGTGCGTTGAATTCAAGGGAGAGTTCTCCCTCTGCTTTTTGTGAGGCTTTAGCGGTCAATCCGCCCTCGTGCATAGCCTTATAAATCGTAATTTTTTTATATTTGCCGCCGATTAGCTTTGCAAACATAGTAACGTTTTTTAGGTATGCGCTCTCGGGAATCAATCCCGAATCTCCGTTTTCTATTACCGCCTCGTCTCCCGCGCCCGTGACAACGCACCCGGGAATAGCGAGCGCGAGCTCCTCTTGTGACATACAAAGGGATACAACTTTCAAAATTGCGGCTTGCTCTTCGATAACTTGCATACCCGCCGTTTTCCCTCTCCGTCCGTCAAATTCAATGTCTCGAATTGTATTCGTTACGCTGAATTCTCCGCCGCCGCGGGTAGGTGCGAGTAAACGTTCGTTGGTTTCTCCGTAGTTAATATAAACTACGCCCTCGTCAATCTGTATTTTCTCAATTTGCTGTTGAGTAAGGTTTGTAACTGTGCTCATTATGATACCTCCATTTAATAATAAAATATTCGCGCCGCGAACGATAGTCGGCGGTGCGACAAATCGAATTCAGACTCGTTTATGCTGTTTTGGTTTTCAAAACCGATATGAGCCGCAAAGGAACCCGCAACGCTTATTGTTGCATTGTGTAATGATTCTCTCAACTCGTCACAAAGAGCCTCTAACTGTTCCGTAGCTCCCGCCGCTTTTTCGTCCGTCCACACGTCCAGGTAAAACGACGTTAAATCTCCGCTCGCGAGGTCTATTATATTAATTCCGCTAACTACCGCGTAGGGGAAACCCTTTGTTTTGAGAGCCTCCTCATAATAGCAAGTAACGTTATTATTAATAAACAACGTTAGAGCTTTTATAAATCCTGTAGTATCACTCTTAATCGTCCTCTACCTCCTCCGAATTCACTATTTTTAAGCCCGCCTCTGCTAACGTGTTGTTAAGCTCTGCAAGGTACTTTTCCTCTGCCGCTCTTATCGCGTCAATATTGTTATAAACTGTATCGCGTAGAACGTGTGTTGCCTTTTGTCCTGTGTGTTGCACAAAAGAACCGAAAAAATTATCATTGTATCCCATGGCGCGGGCGCGCTTTGGTTTTATTACGTGTGATTTCGTTCCGAATTCTATCCAATGTGGGGAGGCGTGGGAGGGTATTTTATGGTGTTTTTTTGCTTGTTGCCAAGAATAAAAGCCTATGTCGAGTTTTGGTTGCCCTGTTGTTTTATCAATATAAGCCCATGACGCGATATGATTTTTAAAACGTTTTGAGCGAATCGGCACTTTTTCTCTAAGTAACTTTCGAGTAGCTTTTCCGCCCTCTCGCAAAGCTGATTTTGCGAGCCCCGCCATTGTTTTTTTACACTCTTTTGAAGTGTTGACAAACGTAACGGTTGTTTTATTAGCCATTTTCAACCACCAAAGCCGTACATATTAACTCGAGGTTTTCACTCTTTACGGGGTATGTCCTTAAAATGCGGTACATAGTTCCGTTGTATTTAATATGCGTCTCTCGGTCGAACTCACAAGCTTTTATTTCTACGCAAAGCTCGGGCTTGTATCCTTGCGCTTGCGCCTGGTAAAATTCATTTCGCTTTACACCTTTTAAATTGCAAAATACCTCTTTAGAAGTGAAAGAACTTTGAGGTTTTCTCAATCCGTCAAGTGTCGTTATTTCTTTGCAAAGGTACGCAACCTCACTCCAATACAAATTAATCACCCCTCTGTTGTGTATTCAGACGATAACATTAAATGTCTTTTTAAGCTGTCATAGCTTGCCGCGTATTTTTCCGCGTCCGCATTATCGAGCCCGAATCCCGCTTTAACATAACAAACAATAGCCCTTTTTACGAGGCTGTCGCTCTCGTCATTAACCTTTGACAGGAGAATACCGCCGAGTATTAAATCAGCTCTTGCCGCCTCTACAAGGTCGGTAATCTCAATGTCAAAATGAGTGTGATTAATTCGTAAGTATTGGCGAATAGCGTATATCATTTCATTTGATACGTTCGCCATGTCCTCACTCCTTAAACAATCAAATACACGTCAACAACTTTTCCGTTTAGCGCGGAATTGAGGTCAAATGTGTTGTTCTCGAGACTCTCTGAACATACAACCGTTGGAGCTGTGCTCTCTTTGGTGTTGTCTTTGTGAGCCATTAATACGGTGTTGTGAGCGAGGACGTATCCGAGCCCGCAAATGTCGCCAAAGCCTACCGATATTTTAGCGGAATCTCCACCCATGGCGGGAATTTCTACTTTGTCAACGCTTGCAAACGCTTTCGCGCCCTCTTTCGTTGCCGCTGTTGCCGCTGTGAACGCGGGTAATGTCTCGGTAATGATTTCTCCCGCCGCGTTTTTCCCTGTAACCTTAACGACAACCGCTAAAATGTCGGCGGCGGTTGTCGCGGAGGCTGTAACGGAAATGTTTCGAGGTGAGGGAGGGGCGATAAACCCGCTCGTTACGATTGTTTCGTCTTCGGAGCAATCCACGGCGGCATGAACGGCTGTGTTACTTGCCGCTATTGCCTCCTCCTCCGACAAATGCAAGTGAGCAATAAATCCTATGTCAACCTCGCTTTTTGCGTCGTTTGATAATTTACCGTTCATTGCGTGATTATATGGTGCCTGGTAAAACATAGCTGTTCCTCCTTATTAAAAATTGTTAGGAGGCGACTCCCGCCGCCTCCTGGTTAATTATTAGCCTTTTGTGCCGTAAACAAAGCAATTCGGTTGAGGAGCTCCGCCCATAATGGTATAACCTGTATAGTCATTAATGCGGTTTTTGCCCGAAATATCCTTTGTAACGGAAAGAGGTTCGCTGATGTTAAGGCGATAATAACGCCCCATATTCCCGATAACAAAGTCGCCGTCGTCTAAGTACGGGTCAACCTCTACCGAGTAAGTAGCAACGGACTTAACACCCATGCCGTTAATCGGAGTAAAGATGTAATTTCCTGTTGCGTCTTTGCTGAAAGAGATTTCCTCAACAATGTTTTGAGCAACATAAATTTTTGCGCCTATTTTCTGCTTTTTAGGTAGCAGAGTAAGGGCGTGTCCGATACCGTCGAGAGCTGTTCCCGTGTAGGTGCCGTCGATAGCGTCCTCGGTAACGCCTGTCATTTCGTTTACGCCTGTGCCGTAAATCAAATCCGTTACGGCGGTGTCCTGTACCTGTTCTACAAGCTCGGAGGTAATATAACCGATAAAGTCATTAACCGCCATAGCCTCCAATTTCCAGGTAACGCGAATTGTTTCGGAAATTTCGGTATTGCCGAGAACGAGTTCGCCCCACTCTATCGCGCCGTCTCCGTTTGCTGTGCCCTCTGTCGGCTTTTTTGCGCCCGAACCGCTCTTGCGATACGGGAATTTGATAATACCAGGAACCGCGGTTTTTGCCGCGTCTCTGAACAGAGGCGAAACAAGGCTGATAGCTTGCATAAGTGCGTTGTTGACTTCCTCGGGAATAAACAAACCGCCATTGTTTACACCGTTTACGTCGGCGGTTGCCGCTGTATAGGTCGAGGAGGTAGTAGTAAGTGCGGTATTTAGTGCTCTCTGCTCGGTCTCGTCCAAAGGCAAACACATAAGAGTTTTAGCCCATGCAGAGCGATACTCTTTAGAGGCAAGGACGTTCTCACGTGTGAACACTACGCCTCGAGCCTGGGGGTTGTTTAGAGGATTTTCAAGAAGGTTGCCGTCAAGCGTGCCACTGTTGAGCCCCGCGGCAATAGCTGTTCTCCTCTCGAGGTCTGCGAACTCTGTATCTAAAGTACGGAGCTCCTTTTCGAGAGCGTCGAGGTCTGCGCTTGTATCGGTTTCAAGAGTCTTGCGAATTTCGGCTTTGCGAGCCTGGATTTCTAACATTCTTTTTTTAAACATAGTAATTTCTCCTTTTCAAATTAAGTATTGATTTATAATAGGGTTTTAGCTATAAGTAATTTGCGGCGGTGAGCCTCCTCCAAAGCTCGAAACTCTTTTGAGTTCTCCTCCTCAAAATAGCTCCTTGCCGAAATTGACGTTTCCTCATATGCGGGAATATCCACCGCGGAAACGTCGTATAGCTTTTTTATTTTAGTTATCGTTCTCGTGTGCGTGTCTACGTCGTACGCGCTTTCTTGCACAGAAAACGAAAAACTCATTTTATCAATATAACCGCCCTCGATTTCCTCGAATAGATTCCTACCCTCGACGGTTCCTTTTAAGTCCGCCTCCATGTAGAGCCCGTCTTGCGCTATATTGAGCTGTAACGTGTTGTTTCTTAACCTGGCAACCACCTTTCCGCGGTGATTATAGTTAAAAATTACGTCCGATAGGTCGCAACCGTCAAAGGCGCGGGAGTCCACAATTTCAAAATATTTCACACCGTCATACTCATATAAGCAAGTCGGCGTATTGAAAATAACCGCTCTCCCTTTAACGATATATTGTTTTTCCTCCGTTTCTTTTTGAGCATTTGAGAGTTCAAAGCTATTAAAACTTCGATAGTCTCTATTTGGTACTAAAATAGGCATTTTTATTCCTCCTTTGTAGGCTCGTCCTTAACGGGCGGCTCGGGTGTTTTTCCTCCCGTGGTTGGTTCTTTCGGTTTTGCGGGCGGTTCGTCTTGTGCTCCGAGTTGATATTCGTCGGCTTTTGCGGCGTTAACCATATTGAGGGTTTGCACGCGGCGGGAGCCCTCGTCTCCGCCAAGGGGCGGGAGGTTGAATATGTTTAACACCTGGTCGAGAGAAACGGCTCCGATTTCGGTTAAGAATTTCGCCGCCGAAACTTTGTCGTTTAATTTCTCGTTTTGTAAACGGTTCCCCTCGCATAGAATTTCGTTTCCGAATCCTCGCTCTTTACCCGCAAATATGACGTTCGTTAATGCTTGCGAAAGCTGAACGAAAAACGGCTTTAGCTCTCCCTCATAATAGGAGCTTGCCTCCTCGGGAGACTCTTTGTTTTGTACTATCTTGTCGTTTGTTCCGAAATAATCGTAAATTTCACGGCGTACATATTCGAGTTGCCCCGTTGGTATTGGTGTATTTTTGTCCGTTATCGGGGTATAGTCGTATTTGCTATCCGTAACAATAACGCCCGCTCCGTTGTTTTCCATTTTTAAGTTATCGCGTATAAAATCGTCTCGACGTTTGTTCAAATCCTCGGTTTTAGTTGAGGCTTGCACTTTCAAAATGCCTCTCACTATTGCGATAAGCTCCGCAAATTTGCTCATACTCTGATTGAATGTATTTGCCGTTTCAAGTACGGGTAATATTGGTCTGTTGTCCGAGCCGAAAACGTCGTTTGTGTTAAAATGAGAACCGATATGTATTAAGTCCGCATACGGGCATACGTAACGGTTTCCAGTAGCAAAATAAAAACGGCAATACATTTCCCCTTGATATTCTAATAGCTCGATAGAGGTTGCATTGATGTTATATAACGCCTCTAAACGTCCCGACAATCCCCATATTGGATATATAAAAGCGTTATTATAGAGCTTGTATTGAGCCGCGGCTCTGTAATAAAATTTGAATGCCGTCGTATACGGGTTTGGGTTAAACTGTAACAACCGATTTAACGAGCTGTCAACGTCGTTAATTTTTCCGTTCCCTCTGCGAACGTGTCTCGGGCATATAGTAGCCGCTCGACGTGCGAAAGCGTCGATTGCCGAGCGTACTAAATTAACGTCCCAGGCGTTACCCGTAAAAGGAACGAAAGTGCTTTGCCATGAGTTGAGGAGTTTATATTGAGAATATTCAAGCGGCTTTTGTTCCGCTTTTCCGAATATCGTTTGAAACAACCCTCTTTTTTCTTTCACATTATCACCCCACATTATACATATAATCGTCAAAATATTTTACGTAGATAACCCAGGCATTGAGGAGCGATACCGCTCCGTCAATTCTGCGCTTGTCGGTTATCTTGTCGGGCTGAATGTTATTGAGCCCGCTCTTTTTTACGGCGGTGTTTGATAAACACCAAAGCAATAAAGGATTGTTGTTATAATTAACTATTTTCCCCGCGATAGCCGCGCCCATTTCGCGCATAGGTTGACTCCATGTAAAGGCACCCTGTGCCACTTGCTCCATAGTAAAGCCGTTCGATTTCATTTCGTCCGTCCAGTATCCCGCGAGAGCTCTATCGTATCCAATTTTGAAAGCGTCTATTTTGAATTCGTCTCGCATTTGCGTAAACCAGGCTGTAACGTCCGAATAATTAACGCGGTTTCCTGTGCATATAGTGAGTAACCCGCGGTCAGCCCATTTTCTGTATGGTGCCTCGTTTGTGTTTTTGTCCTCCAAGTATTCAATCCTTGTTTGCGGGAGGAAATATTGTTGCAATACATATACGGTAGTGTCGTTTGGTTTTCGGATTATCAACGTTGCCGCCGTGAGGTCTGTTGTTGCTGATAGGTCACAACCGCCTATTGCATAAGTGTTGTACACGTCCGATAGTTCAAACGTCGCGGGGTTTTTAATATCATCAAACGATAACCAAACGTTAGACTCGTTTTCGCGTATATTAAAATCTTTACATAGAACGCCTGGTAAATCGGCGGGGGAGTTTTTCGCCCTCTCAACGAAATTTGCAAGCGTCTTGTATTGCTTGATTGTTCCCAACCCTGGGTTAGCTTTTAACCACATTTGAGGGTTAGTCCACTCGTCGCGCGAGTCGAGTTCATACAGTATCGGGAGAAATGTATCGTCTTGCTTTCTACCGTCTGCAATGTCGCAAGCGAGCTCGTACATATTATCAAAAATACATTCGCGCAATGTTCCCGCTGTTGTTATCATAACAACGAGAGGTTGTCTCCTGGAGGAGGTGCTCTGTTTCATGACCTCGTATAAATTACGGTCTCTTATGGCGTGTAGCTCGTCGATTATTACCGCATGAGAGTTTAAGCCGTCTAACGTATTGGAATCGGAGGCGAGAGCCTCAAATACACTCGACGTTGCAGGGAAATATATATCGTTTCGGCGTTTCTTTATGACCGCGCGGAGCTCGGGGCTCTGCCTAATCATGTTGATAGCCTCGGTAAGTACCTTTTTCGCCTGGTCTTTTTTTGTTGCTACGCTGTAAATTTCCGCCGCGCCCTCATAGTCTGCAATAAGCATATAAAGGGCGATACCCGACAATAGAGTAGACTTGCCGTTTTTTCGCCCACAAAGGAACATTGTTTCTCGGAATCGGCGGTACTTTGTATCTTTTTCAAGCCAACCAAAAAGTAGTTGTATAAATGCTTTTTGAAATAGTTCGAGTTCGAGAGGAGCTCCTATTGTTCCCTGGGATTGTTTGCAGAATTGCTCTATAAATAAAATTGGGCGCTCTCCTGTTTCCTCGTCAAAATAATAAGGGAATTCGGGAGCGTCGTTTTGCATTTCTGCAACTAATCTCGCATATACAGCTTTAACCCTTTTGCTCGTTGTAATATTCCCGCTCTGAATCGCGTTGTTGTACTCTACAACATAGTTCATTTTTTAGGTATTTGCGGTTTAGTTGCAAAGCTCATTAAAGCCTGTCCCGCTTTCTCCAAATCATCATTAGGCAATAGGTCAATAAGCTGTTTTGACAACGTAGCGTAGCTCTTTATTGTTGTGTTATATGACTTCAAAGCGGGGTTTTCTCGCTTGAATTTCTGCGAACCTTGCTCAAAATTCTCTAAAATATCACCGTTATTTATCGCCTCTGCGAGCCTGTCGAGGGTTACTTGTACCGTCGCAAGCTGATAGATAATCTTGTCAATAAAGCGTGCTTTATCTTTTCCCAAGTTTTTAAACAAAGGCTTTATTTTCCGCACTTCCGCGGCTATTCGCTTATCTATCGACAACGGTTCTTTTGTCTGTTTTTCTTTTGGCATTTTATAACCCTCTTTCTCCCCCTCGATTTTTTTACCCCCCCTCTATATGCACCTGGGGGAGTCACAAAAGAGACTCTATTGCGGTTCTGAAAAAGGGGGTTAATGATTTTAAGTAGGGGGGGTATTGCTTTCTGTTTCGTCGTCCGCGTCTTTGATTTCTATTGCAACAATGTTCATTGCATTTAAGAGTAGCTCTGTTCCGTCAACTGTTTTAACAACTGTCATTCCATTACTCAACGCTTGCGAAAGAACGTCGGCGAATCCCTCTCCTGTTGTTGGTATGTCGAACGTGAGTGCCCCGTTAACTGTGTATATATCAAGTCGGCGTATGTCGTTCATGGTGTATCCTTTCTATGAGGTTGCCCTCCTTGTCAAACTGTAGCCCTGTGCCCGTGGGTAATTCTCCCTCGTGCTCTATAGCGTGGCACTCTCTACACAACAACTCGAGGTTGTCCTCATTAAGTGATATGCTCGCGTCGCTTATGTTCTTAGCTGTTAAATACTTCTTATGGTGAACGATTGCACCAGGAGCACCACACCGCACACATAACCCGCAATCACGCTTGAATATATATGCCCTGGTTTCTTTCCACACTTTAGACGCGTAAAACTCCTTTGCAAAGTCTTTCATATATCGGCTCCCACCCCTTGCCCCATAAGTGATATATAGCCCCAACAAGAAAGACGAGCCGCATTACTGCCGCCCGCCTTTACGCTTGTTTTCACGCTATCAGTATAAAGCCTAAAATATCAAGTTTCTATACAGTGTTATTTCAACGCTTACGTAGAGAGCAAAGCACCCGCTCCGAAATAGAGTATAGCAAACTGCGCTATTGCTTTATTGCGTATGTCATATACTGTCGTTACGGATTCCACATATAAGAGCTCGGCTATTTCCTCTTTGGTCTTGCGCTCTATATACCACCAAACAACAATATTTTTAAACTCTTTCGGGAGCTGTTCTATAACCCGCTCAATTTCGGTTATAAAATTCTCTGTTTCTGCGAGTTCCTTTGACACCTCCGAGAGTTCTAACAACTGGTTTAAGGTGTCGTTTACCGAATGCGCGTCCGTGTAAGGCTTTGAATAATCAATAGCCCCTGGCTCTCGAGGTGCGCCGCTGTTAATTAACCGTTCTTGTCGGCGTTTCAGATTTTCAACCGCTTTTTTGAGTGTTGTTTTTGATGATAAAACCCGCTCCGCCTCTTTGAAATAATTCATAAACATTCCTCCTTGTTTGGTATTTGAAATTCCTTGTTGAGAATTTCGGCAGCTCTTTTTCTTTGCTTTTCTTTTTGTGCCCATTTTATGAGCCCGAGAATCGCCATTGCAAAATTGAAAGCGTAGAGGAGAGCTTGCGCGTATTGACCGTTTGCCGCATTGTAAATACACCAAAACGTATTAGTGCATATCCACACTCGAAAGCACCAACGTTTTTGACAGCTATTCGCAACTGTCCCGATAATTGAGGCAAAAGTAACTATGTAAGCGATATAGCTCATTGCTCCTCGTCCTCCTCGTCGTCATTATCTGCCGCAAATAGGCTCCGTTGCCGCTCCTTTTCCCGCTCCGCTTGCTGTTTGTTGGCAAGAGCAACGCTCGAAAGCTGAAACAGTGAATTGAGGTCGTTTACAAATTCCTCGTTTACCAGGTCATACGGCATTATGATTCCGAGGAGTATAAATCCCTCTTTTACAGCTATGTAAACTTGCCCGCTTTTTGTAACCCGCTCGTATAGCTCAAAACCGTTTACGCAATCTCCGAACGGTGCTAAATATTTCTCGTTTATAAAAGCGATTCCGAGAGAGGTTTTGAGAGGCTCTACAACGTGCCCTTTTGCGCAAACCGAAAGAGTAGCTCTATCGAGGAGCCGCTCTCCGCCGTCTGCGTCACTAAAGCAAAATGACGGGAGTTCCTCTTTGCTGTCAAAGTAAAAACCGCTCTGCTTTTCCTCGGGAACGTCAAACATAGTGAAAATATTCTCTTTTGTCATTTTAGGCAATCCAAAAAGCGGATATATTGCCGCTCCGTCGCTTATCCATTGGCACGACTTCCCCTCGTAGAGAATAACGCTTTTGTTGTTTTTACAAATACTCGCTATTGATTTAATTTTCATATCGTTTTTCCTCCTATTGCTGTAAAATCTTTTCCGTTTGCGAGGTCTGTTCCAAAATAACCGTTATAACACCAACTTTGAGGAGGTCTACTCAATCCGAAAGCTGATAGCTCAATAGGTTTTTTAAATAAAACAGGATTTTCTATTTTCCACCCGAACAAATCTTTTTCACGTCCGTATTTTATTAGTTCCTCTTGTTTTAAACAACTCCCGCGTAAAATGCTGTTGTAGTCGTCTGTCCATGACCCTTTTATTACGGTTCTGATTTCAAACTTACCTGTAATTTTGCCCGCTCCGTTGAACAGGCAACCTCCCGAGCCTTTGTATAATGCTTTTGTTTCATACACAAATACAACTATTTTTTCACATGGCAAATATTTAATAGGCGCGCTTTTGCGTATTTCAAGAGTTTTTTCTCCGCTGAAAATCTTTTCGCACCATACAGGCTTAATGCTTGCGATTATTGCTATTGTCGGATATTGGCTTATTTTTTCTACCGCAAATCTGCAATTAAAACACACTTGCGAGCCCTCGGGAATGATAGCCCCGCAACATACGCACGTTTCAGCTCTCGACATTTTCTCCAAACCTCCCACTTTCAAAATTTATCGCCTTATTGAATATCTCTGTTATGTTTACCTGGTCTTGCTTGCATGGTTTATATAACGGGCACTCCTCGCAAGGCGTAGAATCAGAGGCGCACACCGTAAGAGCGGAAAGAGCGAGGGAATAGTGTTCCTTGAACGTTTCCGTAGGCTTTAGGCTTAAATATTCCTCTACGAGCTTTGAGGCGGGTTCCCACCCATAACAAACCGCAACGTAATATCCACGAGCCTGTAACGCGGATAACCACTCTTTTTGATTCTCTGTCGGCTTGTTGCCTTTGATTTTCATTTCGATAAATAACCCGAAATATCCACCGCGAGCAGAGGGGAGCTCAATATCGGGAACGCCCGCTTTCACGCCCTCCATTTTTAGCCGTGCCGCTGTTGTTGCGTCGCGCTTGCCGCCGTTCGGAACATGGAACATAAACTTTATGTCGGGGTACCGTCCCGCCATATATCCCGCCCAACGGAATAAATTAATTTGCTCTACGCTTTCGGGTGTTGCTTTCGCTTTTTGACTTTGCATAAATTAGCCTCCTTTTTGTATAATCGAATTTGCAAATAAACTCCGCCGTTATAGTCGTTTATGAGCTTGTGAGCCTGGGCGAAAAAATATCCGTCGAAATACTTTTCATACTCACGCCCGTTCTCGGTATCCCTGGCGAGTTCCTCAACAACTTTCTTTGATAGTCTGCCGTCTCGTCTTTGAGGCTCGGGGTGTACGAGATTTTTTGAGGTGTTCCAACGCTTAAAAAATATAGGCTCTTTCGGATAATATTTTGCTATTCCAACGATTCCGCACTCGTCAAACTGCAACGGTTGTATTTTTTGAACGTATCCTTTGCCCCATATTTCCGCAAGCTGTTTCGGGGTAATGCCGCCGCTTATAGTTATGTGATGATGATAACGCCCCTTTTTTGTGCCCTTTTCTGTTGCTGTTATGTATTTCAACTCGGGTAAACCTTGCTTATTTCTGAAACGCTTTAACCTCCTTAAAAAATTTTGTAAATCGCGGGCGGCTTGCTCGTCGCTCTCGGGGTGACAACTGTTATCGTATGAAAGCTCGCATTTTATGTCGTCCGCTGTAAAATTTGCGTTCATAAGCCTAACAAGTTTGTTTTCCGCGTTTGTTTGATTCAATTTCTCTTGAACCTCGGTTGTCGGTTTTGCTTTTTTGTTTCTCTGCTTAGCTTTTTTGTAAGCGGGAAATAGATTAACTTCCAGGTAGTCCCCGCATTCGTAATATTTTTCTCTGTAAAGACAGCGCATTATATTTAAACCTCCATATTGTCCAAATAGAGGGGGAGAGGAGAGCAAAAGATAAAGAGAAAGTCACCTCTCCTCTCCCCCTGGTCTTATGTCTATGGAAACCGTGGAAAACTCTGCGGAGTTTACACACTGTTCCCACAGCCAACGCCCACCCCCTCACCTCTCCGACTTTCTCCCTTGATAAAAAATATAAATATTTTAAGGGAACGGGGGAACGGGTATTCCTTACTCTCTGCGTATTAAATTTACCCTCTCATGGTTGTTTAGTTATTATTCATTACGAGTCCGACAATGCGCCCGTTCGGACGCAAAAGTATTGACTTTACGCCGTCTTTGTGATACACTTATTAGGTAGTAAGGCAATCACAAAAGCGGGTTGCGGAGCGGTTATCGTGTGCAAGCGATAGCCGCTCTTTTCTTTTGCCCTGGTTTCAATCCTCCGAGCCTCCGTCGTCCCTGGCGGTGCGGTATGCCTCCGCTGTATCCTTTATGTTTTGCTTAATAACATAAGCAATGAGAGGGAGGAGGAGTATTAACATTTCTCCGCCGTATGCTTTATAGCCCCTCTCGGTGTATGCGGCGGCTTGTCCTATTTTAAATAGTAATAATGTTCCCGCTATAATGAGGCTCCGTTTGAGGAGGCGCAAACCCGCTCTTTTGAACCTATATATATTAATATGTAGAGAATAACCGCCCCGAGCGATTCTTAATACTTGTCCGTTCCGTATACGGCGAGCAGAGAGCCGCTCCGAGGGGCGTTTTGTTTTATAGAGTGTCATTGCCTGGGTTCCTCCTTAATTCGTTGATTGCTATTTCGAGAGCTCCTATCCTTTTCACTACGTCATATATGTATGACGTTTTACCGTTTTTTCGTCCCATAGGTATAGATATTAGTTTTATGAGTTCTTTTTGAATATCCTCGAGAATTTTAATAGCCTCGGCTTTGCTCATAATATCCGTGTTCATAGCTCTCGCTCCTTATTTCTTCCTATTAATAAATGAAAGCGCAACCAGGGTAACGCAAATAATGAGAGTAATAATAATTGCTGTATTCATTTCTTTTTTGCCTCCTGTTCAATTTTGTTTCGTTCGCATACCGAAACTCGGGCATATTGAGAATCTATATGTAACGTATCTCCATACCACAATGAATAAGCCCATTGCCCGAGCGCGTAAATTGCTTTTTGATATTCTTCATAGGTTCCGTTATAGTTTGCTTTGTGGACGTTCTTTAATAGCGTGAATAGCTTAACTTTGCCCTCCATAACCGAGCCTCCTTAAAATGTTATTTCTCTCAATTCGATTCCGCCCGCGTCTTTTAGTGTGTTGTAAATCCTGTGTAGGTCATGAACAAAATAATTGAGGCGGTCGAGAGTTGCTCCATCCTCTCCCGAAAAGCGTATTAGTTCCTCTCGTTCGTCGCGGGTGCAACAACGCGGTTTTGCTTTTATCGGCTCCCCGTCGTTAAGGCAAAGCCGCAAACAGTGAGTGAGCGTTTTCCCCGCTCTCCGTGCAAATACAATCTCCGTTCCGTAAGGCTTTCCGCTGAATATATATTCTTTCTGCCAATCGAACAGAGGAAAGCCGAGAGCGCGTTCAACCTTTTTAATAGTGTGTTCTTGCCTGGTGAGCTTGTCCCGCAATAGTTCCTCTTTTTCATTGAATAGCCTACAGGCTTTTTCGTGGAGTTCGCCTACCTCGTCGGCAAAGTTGTTCCGCTCGTTTAATACTTTCTTTAGGTCTGCGCGGAGCCGCTCATTTTCCTGGTCTATGGCTACGTTTTCTTTAAATAGCTTATTCGGCATAATATAGATTCCGTTTAAACCCTCAACCACAAAAGCAAAATCGCCCTCTATTAATTCGGGTTTTGCAAAAAATGAGTCGATAACTACGAGCCCGTCTTGCATTTGCTTTTTAATGTTCGCTCTGATTCTCTCCAACTCCTCCGCGCGAACGTGTCCGTTAAGTCTGAATATGATTCCTTTCATTATGTATCCTCCTTATATTTTTGTAAGTTCCACGCGAGCGGGTTCCACTATCGAAACGCTATTGCGGTTCTTGTCGAGGAGCTCCGCCGCTGTAAATATTTTGCCGTTAGCGGCTCTATAAATAATTGCCGACACACATTTATAATTGATTCCGTTACACGAAACGGGGGAACCGTCGAGTAGTGCTTGCTTTAATTCCTGGCTATCCATTATGTACCGCTTTCCTTTTTCGGTATTCTTTTAACCATTCCTCGTATTTCTCTTTCGTACCAGGAGCGGAAAAGAACCTTTCAACGGCTTTCAGCGTTTCCCGTGCAAGGTATCTCGCCTCGTGCGACGGTATCTCACTTATAACAACGGTGTTGCTCATATTGCCGCCTCCTCAAATACTCCGCCGTAATATGTCTCCGCCAACTCGGACAATTTATCATATTGTGGGGCGGTGTTCTTATGGTTCCGCTTTGCCGAAATAAGCTCGCTAACCGCTGAATAGAGGCTTGCTAACTCTGCCTCGGTATTTTTGAGCTGTCGTTCTGCCGCTTTTGCGGCTTTTAAATTATCCCGAGCCGCTCTCATTTCGTCATATTCCTTTGAGGTCATTTGAACGGCAACGGAAACGGCTTTCGCTTTGCCCGCTCCGCGTAGCTCATATAAGCGGTTGCGGGTTGCGTCCTGGGTTCTGCCGAGCTCGTCGGCAATCTCGCGAATGAGCTTTCGCTCTGCCTGGTAACTATGTAATAACTGCTCGTCCTCCTGGGTAGTCCAGGTTCCGAGCTTTGGCTCGTCCCTCTCGGGAATAAATTCATGTCCGCACTCGGGGCATTTTACAGGTTTCATTAATATTCCTCCTCATTATTAAATAGTGTAAGTTGACTGCTCGGGCGGTAATCTACTCCGATATAGTCTAATATTTCGCCCTCTCCGAGCTTGTTTATGTATGCGTCATAGTGTTTCGGGTGCGTGACAGCCATTTTTTGAAAGCGGTTCGGCATTGGTTCTAAATGAACGCCAAACATACAGCCCATGCAACCCGTTCGCGGCGCGCCTGTGACGTAATATTCCCCGCTCTCTTTTTGCTTTATGTCTCCATAGGCGGCGGAGTATGGCAAGTTGAATTCCTTAATGTACCTTAAAATGTCTTGCTCCGTCCAAAAGCTCAAAGGGTTGCTTTTCGGTCTTTCATTATCAAAGGCATTGCAACCATGAGTAAGCCAATCCGAATTACGTTGCCCGCTTTCCTCGGCGGTTGTTCCTATAATCGGCTTTTTCCCGCTCTGCCGCTCGAATTCGTATGCGGGTTCTTTTTTCATAACCTTGCAACACTCCTCCGACACTTTAAAGGGTGCGTCAATCAAGAATTTCCATTTTTCACAACAATACTTTGATTTTTTGCCGTCTTTTCCGAGCTTTGTTCCGTTGAGCTTATTCAACGCCCACTCCGAACCTTTTCGCGCCCAACGCACGGTATGAGCAATTTCCTTTGTTGGTACTGGGTATCCGTATTCCTCTATAACCTTTTTATAGGATATACGAGGCTTAATTTCTTTAACGTTTTCTATTGATAACGCAAACTCGACGTTTTCGGGATACTCTAAACCCGTATTGATGAATAACCCTTGAATTTCGGGAAATACATATCGGCAAAGGTGCAACAATACCGTTGAGTCTTTCCCGCCGCTGAATGAAATATAGACTTGTCCCTCATAATAAATAATCCACTCCACAATACGCGTAATGCTTTTATTTACTTTTGTAGTGAACGGGAGAGCTTGCATTGATTTAGCCCACTCGCCATTATGTACGGGTTCGTTTGCTTTTGTTAAATCGACACGAGCTCGGAATTCTGCGAGAGCTTGTCCGTGGAGTAGTTCAATCAATCCGCCGCCTCCTGTAACATTGCCTTGCATACTATAAGAGCCTCGTTATACCGCTCGTTCGTTATGCGCTGTTTTACGAGTCCGCCCTCTCGAGCCGCTTTTGTATAAAACCCGCTCGGCGTGTTAAGGATAAAACAACGTCCCGAGAGCTCGTCCCTCTCGTAAGAATTGTCATTTAAAACAAACTCGTTATCGCTTATGTAGTTTGTAAAACCTTGCGCCGTTCTGATGAATTTTTTCATTTTTGCACCGCCTCCGTCCACGGATTTTTATCGGCGCAATCAAATATAATAAGTTCAACGTCGCCGTCTCTGAAATCGTTGGATTTAATGACTCCAACAAGTTCGCGTTTTCCTTGTGTGTCAACATATCGCCATTTATCCCCGCAATATTCAGAATTTGAATTAAATACCCCGATTGGCGCGTCTCTTTGCATACTCCCCGTTGCGAATCCCAATTCCCGCGCCTTGCGCTCTGCCGCATAAAACGCGCCAAATGTGCCATTGCTGATGTATTTGTACGTCATAATAAAATCACTCCGTCTTATTATTTTTTTGGTGTAGTAAGGTAATCTCTGCCGTTATGCCGACACTTGCTCTTGCTCGAAAAGGTACGATATTTCCATATCTGGAAAATATATTCTTTGAATCTCCAAAGCCTCATATAGCCATAGTCTGTTAGGCTTTGTCAGCTTTTCCGAAACCGTAGCAATGTTAATTCCTAAAGCCTCGGCGAGCTTTGCTCTTGTAATACCCTTTCTCCTTAACTCTGCCTCTAAATTTCTATACATTACTTTCACCTCCTAAATTAATTCACGCGTTTGCGTTAACTTTAATCAGAGTATACACGCACGTGCGGTAATTGTCAAGCGTTTTTCTCTAATATTTTTGCTTGTGCGTGAATTTCTATTGTATTTATGCAAATACTATGATATTATGTATCAAACGGAGGTAATGTAATGAATATTGAGGAACAGTTAAAAGAGCATATATTGAGCCAATATAAGAGCATTCGCGAGTTTTGCATGAGAAACAATTTTCCATATTCAACGGTAGATAGCATCTTTAAACGAGGTATTCTCGGTAGTAGCGTTTCAATCATTATTAAAATTTGTGATAGGTTAAGTATTGACGTTGACGAGCTTATAAGCGGAAAAATTGTTGAGAAATCCTCTGTACTCAACCCCGAAATTACAGAACACGAAAAAAGAGTTATCTCCGCATACAGAAATAACCCCTCAATGCAAGGCGCAATAGACAAATTATTGAATATAGAAAATGGCTCAAACTGCGAGATAGCCTCCGATATGTGCGGGGTTTTAAAACAAGCGGACAATATCCGCTTACCTACAAAGTCAAAATAACTATTCCAATAATGCGCAATGGCGTTGTATTTATTTTTACAACGTACTATACATAATTTTATTTTAGGAGGTTTTATTATGAAGTGTCCGAAATGTGGTAGCGAAAACGTAACTGTACAGGCGGTAACGAATGTCAAAACAAAGCATAGGGGTTGTTTAGGTTGGTGCCTTTGGATTCTGCTCGCTTTATGTACTGCGGGTTTAATCCTTATTATCCCGCTAATAACAAATAGCAAAACAAAATCAAAGACTCACTCCGAGGCTGTTTGCCAACAATGCGGGAATCGTTGGAAAGTATAACGGCATAAAAAAATAAAGCCCGCTCCCTGGTTAAAGGAAACGGGCGGAGGAGGTGCAAACTTTGAACGCTGTCATTTATGCGCGTTATTCGCCTGGTCCCCAACAAACCGAGCAGAGTATTGAGGGACAAATACGCGAATGTCTGAATTATGCAAAAAAATTCGATATATCTATAGTCGGAACCTACGCGGACAGCGCACAAAGTGGGCACACTGATAAAAGGCTCGAATTTCAACGTATGCTCAAAGACAGTAAAAAGGGGCTGTTTGAGGCTGTTATAGTATGGAAAGTAAACCGTTTCGGGCGTAACCGTGAGGAGATTATCTATAACAAAATCAAGCTAAAGCGTAACGGCGTAAAGGTTCATTATGCCGCTGAAAACATACCCGACGGAAAAGACGGAATTTTACTTGAATGTTTTCTCGAGGGTATCGCCGAGTATCAATGGGAAACAATACGAGAGGACGTAATACGCGGTATGCGTGAGGGCGCGTTTCATTGTAAGTATAACGGCGCGGGGCTTGCTCTCGGCTATAAGATTGACAGCGAAAAGCATTACCAAATAGACATTGAGAAAGCCGATATTGTTAAACAGATTTTTGAAATGTACGACGGCGGCTCGACGGTTGCTCAAATAATAGATTTCCTTGACGCGCGCGACATTAAATCCGCAAAGGGTAATAGCTTTTCTCATACAGCTGTTTCTCGTATTCTTCAAAATCAACAATATATAGGCGTTTACCGTTGGCGTGACGTAACCGTACCCGACGGAATACCGAAAATTGTTGACGAGTCATTATTTGAAAGGGTACAAAAGAAGATGAACAAAAATAAAAAAGCCCCCGCACGTTCCAGGGGTGAGGTTGAATTCCTCTTAACTTCAAAATTGTTTTGCGGACATTGTAACGGCTCCATGATAGGAGACAGCGGAACGGGGAAAAGCGGGCGTAAATGGTATTATTATTCTTGTATCAATAAAAAGCGACGACAACACACTTGCAAAAAGAAAACAGTTAAAAAGGACGAGTTAGAGCGTTTAGTAGTCGAAAGAACCGTTAATTTTGTTTTGCAAAATGAGGTTATCGAGCATATAGCCGATTTAGTTATAGAGGCGCAAGCCGACGAGCTGAACGACAATACAATGCTTAGTTACTACGAGAGCCGTTTAAAAGAAACCGAAACGTCAATAAAAAATATTATGAAAGCAATCGAGCAAGGTATCATTACGGATACCACCCGCGAAAGGCTTATGCAATTAGAGGGGGAAAAGCGGGATTTCAACGCCGAGATAATAAAGGAACAAATAGCAAGCCCGACATTTGAACGCGAACAGGTTATTTATTTTCTCGAATCGTTTAAAGGCGGGGACATGGACGACAAAGACTACCAACGGCGTATTATTGATATGTTCGTAAATAAGATTGTTTTGTATGATGATAAGTTAATTATTACGTATAATTACAGCGGAACGCATAACGAGGTGTCAATAGACTTGATAGAGAAAGCCGCTGAAAATGCGGCTTTGAGCGGAGAGGCGAGGGGTTCGGATAAACTCCCGTCGCCTCCACCATTTTCGCTCACAACCGAACCCTTTTGGGGTTCAGTTGTGGGCGATTCTTCATTTTTAGGACTTCCCCACCGGGCGGTGAACATTCCATCATCCAGTGTGAGCAAATATGTAGGGAGCTTGTTGAGGAAAACCTCAATATGCTCCTTGTAAACCACGACCTTGTTCAGGTAGTGATTTATCAGCAGTTGCTTTTCCGGTAATTCGCCGAAAAGGAACTGTTCCCGTGCGGTTTTGTAGGCTGCACGGATTTTATTTTCATCAATCGTCGGATAATTCAGCTCAGCCTCTGCTTTCGCCAGCTCTGTTTCCAGCTGCTCCTGCTCTTTTTCCAGCTTGCCAAGCGTCAGCACAACATTTTTGCTTCCGGTTTCAGCCATTAATTGAATCAGATTATCTATTTTGCCTTGTACGGCTTGCAGCTTTTTTTGAATCACTTCAATTTTCTGAATGCCGTTTTCATTGTTGCGAGCGCAAAACTCCTGATATTCCGCTATAATGTTATTCAGGGTTTCATCATTGAAAATCACTCTGGCAAGCTCTTTCATCACAAAGTTTTCCAGCTTGTCACGACTGATTTCTTTGTTCTTGCAGTCAATACGACCTTTGAGATGACTGCCGCCGCAGCGATAAGTCACATATAAAGTCTTGTTGCGTCCGGCGTGCTTACGATTTCCGGTCATAGCTGAACCGCACTCGCCGCAATATACCTTTCCGGCAAGCAAATAAACCTCTTTTGCATTTATAGGAGTAGCCCTGCGGCGGGATGCAATAATTCTTGTGACAGCATCAAAGGTATTTTCATCTACAATCGGTTCAATGGCTCCGGGAATGCGAATGATCTCTTCCTCATCTTTTCTGTAGTGATTGTTGCGCTTGCCGGTGCAATCTTTCCCCTGACTGCGATTAAAAACAAATACACCCTTATACTTTTCATTACGCAGAATTTCATGAATAGAATTCTTTCCAAACAGTTTACCTTTGCGTGTACGGTAACCCATTTCATTTAACTGTTGGATAATTCTTGTATATCCAACACCGTTGGAAACCTGCTCAAATATAAAGCGAACCGCAGGGGCTTCGTCCTCGTTAATGATATATTTTCGTGTTTGCGTATCAATCGCTAAACCGAAAGGTGCAACCCCGCCAGTGGCAAGTCCCTGCAGTGCGGATTCCTTCATTCCCTTCATCACTTCTCTGGAAAGGTTTTTGGAATAGTATTCACCCATACCCTCCAAAACGCTTTCCATGATGATGCCCTCCGGGCTGTCGTCCAGTTGTTCAATAACCGAGACAAGGCTAATGCCATGCTTTTTCAGCTCGTGCCGGTAATGTGCAGAATCATACCGGTTACGTGAAAATCGGTCGAGCTTATGGACGATAACAAAGTCAAATTCCTCATTTTTAGCATCATCAATCATATGAAGAAATTCCGGTCGGTCATCCGTGGTGGCCGATTTTGCTCTGTCGATATATTCCGTTACAATGATTGCGCCCAGTTTTGAACAGTATTCGTGCATTGCCCGTAGCTGAGCATCAATACTTTCGTCTCGCTGATTATCACTGGAAAAGCGTGCGTAAAGCACAACTTTTGGCGTTCTCCCTCTTCTTGCCATAGATTCGATTGGTGTCATTATGCTACCTCCTTATTTTCATTTATGATTCTTGATACCATTTCACAAAGAATATTTTCCACAGGCTTTTGGTCGGCGTCTGAACCGTCCTGTACTTCCCTATGGGTAAAATCCTCTTTTAAAAGCTCTTCGCGGGTAATGGCGACTTTTTCTATTATAAAAAGCATACAGTACCTCCATTTTAATAAGAAACCGGCAGCCTTGCAAATTTGCAAAGCTGCCGGAATGTTTATTTTTATACGGTTGTTTACCGTGCATCATGGTCACGCATTTTCTTGCGATACCATTCCTCACACATTTTCACAATGGTTTCTTCCATCTGCTCTGCGGTATAATCCTTCGGGAAGAAATCACGTACGCGCTCCACTGGGATTTTCAGTTTTTCTTTCTGATTGGCTTTTTCTTCGGTGAGAATAGCAAAGATGACATCCATGTTCAGATGTCCCTCCTGACTGAGCCGTTTAAGCCTCTGCGCTTGGGAAAGCGAAGGAGTACAATCTTCGCTTTCCATGGTATCCAGCAGATCTCGTTGCTCCTGTTCGGCAAGGTATGAAATCTCAACAGCGGGGGTAAAGGCAATTCTGCTGTCGTCCACTTTTTCAAGAATCTGTGGAATGAGATTGGTTAGGCGGATATAACGCTGAATCTGTCTACCGCTTTCGGTATCTGAAATATCCTCACGGGACTTGTGGCCAACTTGTCCACAAGTAATACCCTGATGATTAAGTGCATCCATTTTCAATTTGTAGGTAAAAGCCTTTTCACTCGGCAGAATGTGTTCTCGGTGCAAATTGCTGTCTACCAGTGCAATGGCGGCGGCATCACGGTCGAGGGCATAAATTAAGGCAGGGACTTCTGTAATCCCTGCCTTTTCTGCTGCGTGTAATCTCCTGTGACCGGAGATTACTTCATATTCATCTGTAGTATTTTCTAATGGTCGCACAATCAGCGGCGTTAAAATACCGTTTTCTCGGATGCTGTCCGCAAGTGTTTCCATTTCTTCATCGTCCCGCACCTTGTACGGATGAACGTCAAAGGGATGCAGTTTTTCAAGCGGGATTTTTGCCGCCTTGGCTTTTGTCTTGGTGGTGTTTTGTGCATTCATAATTTATCGACTCCTATCTCTTTCTTTGTTTCGAGCGGTAATTTCCATTTCCCGCTCAGTTTTCAATAATTCCTGTAATCGTGGATAACGCTCTGCAATACTGTTAGCTGTGCGAAGTTGTTTTCGTAAAGGCTCCATTTTTGCAGATAACTCCTTACATTTCTCTTTTAATTCAGCTTCCGTTTCCGGCAGCCTGCACCGGCGTATCTGATTGCGGTAATGCTGCCGTTCCTGTTCCAAGGCGTGAATTTGATCAGAAACACCGCCCAAAAATACAGAAAGCTCCTCAGCCGAATGAATGTGATTATCGGCGAGAAGCAGGTATTCTTTCTGTATTTGGTCAAGCTTTGTGAGTTCCATTCGGATTGATGGAGAAAGTGGCTGTCGGCGCTGATCACGGGCAATTTCATCTTTGGCAAGATTCAGCAGCTGCAGGATGAGGTAAAATACAAGATCCATTAGTACAACAGCAGTATCGTGAGAATGTGCGATCTCGTAGTCCAACTCCCGTTCCAGCTTTAAAAGCGGATATTCTTTCGGCTTGTACTGAGGATGTGCGTTTTGAATCTGAAAGAAATACAAATCCTCATAATGCTCATCAAAGCGTGCCTCGATGACATCTCTGGTATATCCGATACTGTCAAGCCGGATTAGTCGCTTCCAGTCTTTTGCCTTGACGGTCAAATGCTGATAGCGATCGTCTGTACGGTCAAGCTGATAACCTAATGCCTTCAGGCGATAAATCATATCATCGTATTTTCTGGAATACTTTAATACTTCCTCAATATCCGCCTTCAAAATATCCCGGTGTGTCATACCGCCGCTTTTGTGAATCCAATATTCTTTTTTGTTTCCGCCGTAAAAGCTGGAATGCTCCAATACGGATTTTCCATGCTCCCGGCAGATTTCATCGGATATCTCACGCAGACGGTGATGATCGGAAATATGGTTTTCAAATTTCTGTCCGGTTTTAAAGGATACGGAGTTTACGACCATGTGATTGTGTAGATTATCCGTATTCAAATGAGTGGTAATTACGACCTCATAATCATTGCCCCACATGCGGCGGGCGGTCTCCATACCAATTTCATGTGCTTCCTCCGGCGTAACCTCACCTGATGCAAAGCTTTGAAATCCATGATATGCCACATTGCCGCCGAGCTTTCCAAATCGCCGTTTGGTTGTCATCATACTTTCGTACGCTCTTTGCTTCGGGCAGTTAATTGCGGACACATACATCTTTTTGTCGGTCTTATCATCGTTTTCAGCATATTCCAGCGTTCTGGCAAGATCGTCGTCCAGATACATATTATCGGTGGTTTTATCCGGGTTGCGTGCGTATTCAATTACATCTATAAGCGCACCTTTTACAGGCCAGAATCCGGTGGTGGCCACGTCACATCACCGCCCATTTCTTTTGCAATTTCGCCAGTTCGCTGTTTGCCCGGTGTAAGCAGTTCTGAATGTATTTCATCAAACAACTGCAAAACCGCTTTTTCTGTTACCGGCGAGAGCTCTGTATTTAGCAGTTCACCCAGCCTTCTGTTGAAATCATAAAAGACGCCCGGCAGCACCGTTCTTGGTGCGTAGCCGAGCGCCCTTTTGCGTATATATTCGGAAAGTGACAAGCAGCATTTCTTAGCAAGCTGTTCAATCTTCTTTTTTTCCTGCGGTGTTACCCGGAGTTCAATCCGCTCCGGTTTTTCTTTGAAATTCCTATTGATATAGAACCTTCTTTCTGTTAGGGGGATTGGGGGACGAAGTCCCTCAAAGAACGAATCGGCAAAGCTGCCGATTCTGAGCCGGAACTTGCCGTACAAGTTCCCTGCTTGTTACAGTATGAGACATACCATTTGCAGCAAATAAATGCCATTCTCGGTATGCCTCATTCGTTCTCTTTTCTATCTTCGGTTCACTTCTTTTGATCTGTGTTTTTTCGGTGTTGTAGCGGCATCGCTTTGATGCCACCATACTTTTTTATCGCCTGAAAGTGGCATCACAGTTATGCCGTCAGCCGCCGAGAAAGTCGTCAAGGGAATCCAGCAGCGCATTTTCATCTTCCGTGAGCGTGGGCGGTTGTTCTTCCTGCAACGGCTGTATCATTGAAACATTTTGAAAGCACTCCCGGATTGTCTGCCATACAATATCTGCAATGGAGGAATTGACCGGCTCAAAATAGGAATTGATTGCTGCAATTACCGCTTTATTTCTTGAGCCATCAGAGCCTTGCAAATACTCCCACGCTTTCCGGTCTGCTTCATTTTCCATGTTGAAGCGGATGCTGATACGCTTCGGTTTCATAATTTACCACCGTTGCGGAGCAGTTTCATTTCAAGCATTCTCTCATAACCCTTGGCAGTAGCACAGATGTCGTCGATGATCGTAACCCGACTTCCGTCAAAACTGCCGAAATTGCGGATAAGGCAGCCACCGCCGCCGACTATATACAGCTTCATCAGCTTCGGGTCATAACCATGTTCACGAAGTCTAAGGAATATGCCGCCCACATATTCTCTTGCCGTATCTGTGATGGTTTTAAGATAGGCTTCATCAATGTCCGCTGTTCCGAAACGAAGTACCCGTGTGACAGTCGTTTCCGGCGGTTCCGTGTGATAAATGCGCATCAGATTTTCACGGATTTGAAGCATACATTGATGAGTTCCGAATTTCTCGGTATAGCATCTTCGCGGATCTGGCTTTTTGTCGTTGACATACATCACATTCATAGTGCCGTTGCCAATATCGCAGAGCATATTCACACCTGTGAAATCGCCGAGATTGTTGATAATTGCCGCAAAGCCCTGCGGGTAGACATCCACGTCGAGAATATGGATGTGATAATCCTTACCCCTGAAGGTGTAATCCACTATATCATTCTGGAGCAGATAATTCTTGAAGTCGTCCTTTTGTTCGCTCACCCAAGTTAACGGCAGTCCTGCGGCGATAAACACATCAGCTGAATATATTTTGCAGATATTTAGCTCCCGTGCAATTGCCGCAAGGGTCAGCACATAGTAGTCTTCATCCAGCATCTTATCTGCCGAAAACTCCTTATGGCCTTCTCCGATCAAATAATACTTATCGTTCCAGACAAGTAAGTTTTCCTTGAATACCGGTTCCTTGTCAGAAGCGATTATGCCTGTGCCAAAGCAGCAATTTGCCGTCTTGATGTTGCCGTAACCGTGGTCAATGCCGATGATTATTGTATTGCCCAAGTTTTTCATTTTGTTTCTTCCTTTCATTTTTTGATTTTGTGTACTTGATAATTTCCGCATACAGCTTTTTTTCAGCTGGTAAAACCGCTTCTTTGAAATATTTGCAGTAGATACCTGTAACCGATATAAGCTGAATGCAGGGATGAGTCTCACCATCATCAAGCAACAAACAGTTGCCTTCATCACAGTTACAGCATAGCCTTTTCACAAGCTCATTTACCCGATCAATCTGTGATTCGTTGATTCTGAGTACCATGATTTTTCTCCTTCCTTTATAAAATCTACTGCTCCCGGCACTAAAGTGTGGGAGCAGTATTCATATTGAAATATTTACAATTTTATGGTATAATACTATAAATAGGACGGTGAACGGTATGCAGGTAAAGTATATCATCAGAGAGTTGTCAGCACTGGCAATTTTGCGGAATGCAAAAGAGACGGACGATGGCAGCTATAATTTCATACTTAATGAAGATGCCACAAAAAAGTGTATTTCTCATTCTGCGCCGCAGACCCAGGATGACTGTGCGTTGTTCTTCCAGACAATGTGCGTCCTGCACGGCGACGATTTCAAATTACCACTTGGCGTGGAAACAATTCCGGATCTGGCGGACATTCTTTTCTATGTGGATTTCTCCGGCATCTTTGACCGCAAAGCCGTACAGAAAAAATATATTGACCGACAAAAGCAGGCAGAAGCCATGTTTCGCCCGGAGGGGATTACGCTTGATTTTGGGAAAGGCGCCTATCGTTATGTTGCCTTTGAGCGCTCCGGCAGCATGAGCCGCAATTCCCGGCTTTCCTTTATCCGCGAGGATTTTTATGAGCCTGTACGAAAGCGCATTATGCTTAATATGAATATCGGCTTGTGCCAATTAAGCAAGCTGTATGCCTACAACGGATTGATGCTGACAAGTGGATTCCGATTTGAAGATACTGACATATGGGACGACAAACGCATTGTCGTGGTTGACAATCCCATCACACCCGTATACGAAGCCAATATCATTACCGTAAAAGATGATGGCAGCGACAATGCCGAGCGTAAATACAGCCGAGTTTCGGAAACCGCCGATATTGAAGTAACCGAGTTTGACGGTGAGGGGTTGATTTCAACCGAGCTTTCCAATCAAATAGATATCGCTTACTGCGACAAACATATTCATCACTCTTTTCAGATTCGTATGCCGTATATCAAGGGCGTGGTTCATGAGGTGGATTTCAAAGCACTTTTTTTCGAACTCGATGTACCGTATATCATTGATATCTGGGACAAGAAGCACCCGGTCAATGAAGTTGATGTCATTCTTACAAAAAGCATGTTCAAGGGTTTCGGCTGGATGACAGAAAACGGCCTGTCTTTTTCCCAATATCTTGACCGCTGCAAAAAATATCGCCATGCGCTGTATATCTCTGGCTTCGGGCAGGCAGAAGCAGACGAATATACGGAGCTGAACTATCAGTTTCTTACAACCGCTGCGCTTAAATCCGATGAGTTTCGCCCGGCGGATTTGCCGCTTGGCTGGGATCACAGTCCCGAGTCAGACAGCCGCCATTGGATCACAAAAGTAACCGAAACCGCTTTCTATAACATTACTGCCAATTTAGAAAAGCGGATACAGTATTTTACCGATGAAGTTAAAAAAGAAAACACTTCAAAACGGGATATGGCACTTGTGAAAATCATCACAAAAAACCCACTGTTTATTGCTGAACCGATTTACGCAAAGGAGCTTGACAGCCGGGCGCAAACGCTTTTGAAGCAATATTCGCTTGGACGGCTGCTCATTTCCGGAGATAACCGCTATCTGTCGGGTGACTTGATGCGGTTTATCAAAATGCTTGTCAAAACCGTTTCCGATACGGACGATCAATATATGGGCGTTGTCGTGAGGCTTGAAAACGAATGCTATAACAGTACAACCGCCTACGCGCCGGGAGCCGTTTATACCGAAAACGACCGTTACACCCTGCTGCGCAATCCGCATATTGCCCGTAATGAAGAAGCCGCCGTTTTGCCGCCGGATTTCATCGGTCCGCTGCGACAAAGGTACCTTTCACACCTGAATTATGTCATTATGGTGGATTCCCGCACGCTGATTCCGGAACGCCTGGGCGGTGCGGACTTTGACGGCGATATGATCAAAACCATCTCCGATCCGCTGCTGAATGCCTGTATTGCCCGGAATTATCGTGACAACGATTACGATCCGTTCAACTACCGCAGCAGCATTCCGCTTTTGAAGATTCCGTCGGCCACGACGCTCATTCGTGACGCAAACGATTGGCAAGCACGCTTTGAAACAGTCCGCAGCACCTTTTCTACACGCATCGGGCAAATCTGCAATGCGGCGTTTGACCGCAGCATCGTCGCATACGATGAAAATTCCTCCGATGAGGAGCGGGAGCGTTTGCGGGAAGACACAGAAATGCTTGAAATTCTCACCGGGCTTGAAATTGATTCCGTGAAAAGCGGGATTAAGCCGGATTTGTCCGACTATCTGAATCACAAGCCGGTCAGCCGTAGTCCGTTTCTCAAGTACAAGGCGATTGTCGGTGATGATGAAAACAGAGAGTGGTATGAGCTGACAAAAAAAGAACAATTGGATAAGTTTTTTAACAGCATAGATTGGGACACCGTAAGCTCCAATGTAGAAAAGCTGCCGTATCTTGCAAAGATGTTGGAAGAACATACGCCGAAAATCAAGGCTAAACCGGCAAAAGATTCTGAGCTGTTTTTATTTGCGGCAAAGCCCGGCTGGCAGGACAATTTATCAGCGGAGAGTGTGGAATATATGCGGACGCTCATTGAGGACTATGAAGAAGTGTTAAAACGTATCCGAATCAGCCGGATCGAGCACAAAAGCATGACCCGCCACAGCGATATTGAACGGATTCTGTATGCACGCGGACAGGAAAATACTTTTACAGCGGATGAGCTTTACGGTGTGCTGAACGACTGTCCGGCGGAGCATGTGGCAAGATACCGGCGTAATCTGACCGTGCAAAAGTGGCATCTGATGAACCAAAAGCAGCGGGAGGATTTTTTGTTTACGGTGCTCCCGTATAATATAGATGAAAAATATACGGAACTGTTTGCCGATTTCCGTTTCGGCGGGTGTCGTGTACTCGGTGATATTCTCTGCGACCTTGACGATATGTACAAAGCGGAGGAATCCCGTAAATACGCACTTCACCGCAAGGGTGACAGCACCACACTTAAATATATGATGACCGTTTATGAAAACGTCGGAAAAGATTATAAGGAACTGATTGCCAAACGGTGCAGGCAGTATATCAATCTGAAAATCAATCCGGATGAAGCACTGCGGTGTGCTGTTGCACTTGGCAAGCGAAGCTTCGCATTTGAGGTACTGCTTGACCGCATTGAGCCTAATGCTGTGAAAGGACGGTGACAACTATGCTGAATGAAATCGAAAAATTCAATGCTTACACCGGCATTGTTAATTACCGTTCTGAAAACAAATATGACAGTACCTATCTCGGCAGGTTTACCTATGACATGCTCATGAAGTTTGAAGGTCTGTCCCGTGTGCTGACGATTATTACACGGGGTTATATGTGGCAGACTGGCACAGGACTGCAGATTGACCTTGCCCGCCGTGCGCTTTGTGCTTGGTGCAGTATTCCGGACGCCAAAAAAGCCCTTCCGAAAAAGGAAGGGCAAAGTCAAACGGATTTTAAAGAACTGCATGGCGAATTCCCCGAGCTTGTGGATGCAAACGGCAGCGGCTGGTTTTATCGACATGTACATGAAATCGTGGCCTTTGTCCAGCAGAACCCGGACAAGGTGATGAAAAGTGCTGCTGCCAACTGCGAACGATTGTCCATTGGGTTTGATGCCGCTTGGCGAAAGAAGATCATGCAGTTTCAGGTGCCGCTGTTCTCCGCCAATACAAAAGGCGCGTGGGTGCTGCGGTTTGATGATGTTTTATCCGATGCACTGGAACAAGGCGCATTAAAGAACAATGAAACACCGTTATTGCCTGAAATACTGCAAAAGTTGTCCGCTGTCACGCCAAAAGGTGTGCCGGAATCGGTGCTGCCAACACTTGTACAGTATTATCTTGCGAGCAAGCCAGAAAATTACGATTGGGTAGTGCTGCCGGTGGCCAACTTTGATGCCTATTTCGGAACAACATCTTTCAGCCGCAAATGGCTTGGCAGTATACACGAGGATGTTATAGTGCGTGAAAATGGTTTTGGCGTATGCAGATATAAAATATTTTTGTAATCCGCCCAATGAGAAATCTATTTCTGACACTTTATAGTCGAAAGGTAGGTGAGAGAATGAAAGCGAATATTATTGAAAGCTACATTGAAAAGGTATACGGTTATGCTGTCAACCGCACATATTCACGGGAAGAAGCCGACGAGCTGGCACAGGAAATATTATTTACAGCGGTGCGAGAGCTGCCAAAGCTGAAGGATGACAGCAAATTTGAACCATGGTTTTGGGGTGTTGCGGGCAATGTAACAAAAACATTTCAGCGTTATATGGGAAAACAGCGCGCGATGTATTCCTATGATACACTTGAAGTAATACCTTACGAAGATGAATACGGTGATGAAAACGAAGAGTTATACGATTCGCTGAAAACAAAAATTGCTATGCTTTCAGCGATATATCGTGATATTGTCATTCTCTACTATTATGACAACCTTTCAACAAAACAAATTTCCGAAAAGCTTAATATTTCGGAAGGCACTATCACATGGCGTCTTTCGGAGGCTCGGAAGAAACTAAAAAAGGAGTGTACAGAAATGAACGAAACAGCATTGCGACCTGTAAATCTTCAAATTCGAATTAACGGCGATGGTAATTACAAAGATCCAATAAGCCCATTTCCATATGTGTATATCAACGATGCTTTATCCCAAAACATTCTCTATTACTGCTATGAAATGCCCAAAACGGTTGAAGAGCTTGCAAAGCTGTGCGGTGTTCCGGCTTATTATATTGAGGATTGTTTGAAAAATCTAATATACCGTGAAGCGATGTCTGAAACGTCAAAGGGTAAATACAGAACACAATTCATTATCTATTCTGATAAAGTAAACGAATACAACGAAAAGGCAAAATGCGTTTTTACACCGGTTATTGAATCCTTTGTTTCATCGATAAAAGCACTTAATAACGATATAAACGATCTTGGAATATACACCGCCAGAAAACCAAATGAAGAATTGATGTATCTATACGGTATTATGGCTCTTGAGTATTTAAGCGAAAAGTATAACCCAGTTCGGTGGATTGAACGCCCGGTGAGATATGACGGCTGCCGCTGGAGTTATTACGCGCATCTGATGACCGGTAATAAGTATCCAGTTCGCGGACTTGGTCGCGAGGAATCATCGAACAGAGGCAGCAGGGGCTCATACAAACATATATCCTATCATTTCGGCGGATTTGCCTATCGCCGAATGATGTTTGATGCAGAATTGCTTTTTTCTGGGCTTGATCTTTTCATTCACCAAATCTTGGGTTTAGAAGAGGAGTCAGCAGAAAAGCCCTACATATTCGCAGTTAGTGGAAACCGCGCTTTACTGTCCCGAATAGATACCGAATATCATAACCCGTACTATACCAGACGTGTCGATGAGATCATGAAAGTCAATCATGATACATTAGGAAATATCATTGAGTTTTCCAATGAAACATGGAACCAAAAAAAATTTTTTGATGATGAGTTTCCTTATATTGAAATTTCCAATATTAAATTAAAAGAAAATTCATATAGCTTATCAATGATTTCGAAAAATGCAGCTCCAAGCCGCGCAAAGATGATTGTTCGTAATGGTGACATTCTTGTATCTACGACACGCCCACACCGCGGTGCAATTGCAACTGCCACCTGCGATAAAAACGGTATACAAATTGCTTCAACTGGCTTTTGTATATTGCGTAAGTTAAAGAGGAAGGATGTTTCAAGAGAGTACCTACAATGGATTTTATTGAATGATTACATTCTTCAACAGATGTTGCAAAGAAGTAGTGGTGGCAACTATCCTGAGATAGTACCGGACGAGCTAAAAAAAGTAATTATTCCTATTCCTTCAGAAAAAATTCAAGCTCAAATTTGCCACGAAGCGAACAGAAGAAAGCAGTATGCGGACGAACTTCGGCAAAAGGCTGAACAGGAATGGGCCACGGCAAAAGCTCAGTTTGAGAAAGAATTACTTAAGGGGTGATAAAATATGCCCAATTCAATTTATGGGATTATAGAAAACTGCTACAATAGCTTTTATGTCTTTAGGGGATACGCACCCTCATCATTGCTAATTAAGTATTCGGAGCCCTACAATGCCTATCAAAGGAAACCAGAAGATGCCCACGTTGAAGACATTGCAAATTTTATCCTTGACGGTCAATTCGTTTATACTCCGGAAATTGTATTAGCATACTCAATTAACGATTGGTTTGACAGCGCAATCAATCCCGTATTCTACGGTGGAATGATACATAGCGGCAGTATTAGCCCGTTGGATTTTTTAACTTTCGATAATACAATCCGAGATATGTTGCCATCCAGAACAAGAGTCATCCTGAAAGACAAGGAAAAGGTTTCATTTACTCGAATTATTAGCGGCATTGCTGATATATCAATGGCAAAATGCACCCTTCCGGATTCGCAAATAAAACCGTTTAGGAGAATTGATGGCAATCACAGGTTGGACGCAATGAAGTTACTTGAAAACAAAAAAGCTGAGTATGACGTTCCATTTTGTATTATTCTTCTAACTAATGATTACTATAACAATAATTTTGATGCAGTAAAAACGGCACGCGCAGAAATGGAGATATTTCACAACATCAACTCAAAAGCTAAACCTTTAAGCCATATTGAGCAGTATCGAGGCTTGTTCAATCTCTTCTCAGTGCCAGAGTTAAGAAAATTTGGAGAGGAATTTAGCCTAACAAAAGCATATCTCGAGAAACATAATAATTTAAGATTTGTCAACATCTCGGAATTCCTCGAGGATAAGGAGGATATTGTTCTTTATTGCATAAAATTTTTCCTTGATAGGGGTGCCACCGTTACAGAGGATGATATTGCCGATGTCCTAAGTATGCTGGAACATACATATTTTGCTGATAATGAACTTATTAAGCATTGTAAGAACCGCTTCGCCCTTGTTCCCTATGTGTTTTACTGTTTTGAAGGCGGCAAACAAAAAAGTCCAAAATTGGCCGCTTATAATACATGGTTTGTAAAAAACAAGTTATACAACGTCAAGGATTTTGACCCGGCAAGCATGATTGATGTTTTCAATAGCATCTATGATTTACGTAAAAAGCAAATATTCGTTGCCATGCCATTCAAGCCTGAACTTGACTTTGTGTTTGAAGCTATATGTGAATCTGTTAAAAAGATTAACCGTGAAAATGATACTGACCTGCTTGCGCCGATACGAATTGATAAACAGATTGTCGGTTTCTCTTATGATATCGTCAATGAAATGCTTGATAAAATACAGGATGCAGGACTACTTATTGCAGACTTAACTGAGCAAAATGCAAATGTGTATTATGAGGCCGGCTTTGCGCAGGGCTTACTTCGGGCAAAACTTGGAAATACGGCAGAAATTTTGTATCTGATTAGCAATCCTACCGATCCTGATCATCCATATGACCCTGCAAAATTTGATGTTGATCACTATAAAATAATTGGCTATAAAAATATCGGCAATGGCGTCGCAGAACTAAGAGCCAATCTTGAAATTGAACTTAAAGCCTTCTACTGTATATGAACTATATTTGAAAGGAAAGCGAAAAATGTCTATGTGGTTATGCCGCGCCGGGCGCTACGGCGAGTATGAAAATAAATTTCTCGAAGAGAATCGCATCTACTGCACTTGGAACAATCTACCGGAAGCAATCACGAAGTTTCCGACGAAGCATGATTTGCAACAGTATTTTGTAGATAATGATCCTGACACGAAAGTCAAGACAGCCATGAACTGGGCAAGCCAAGTGTGGCCCTTCGGGAATGAGATGAAGAAGGGCGAGATCGTTGTTCTTCCCAGCAAAATAAATCCAGTTATTCATTTTGGAAAGATTTTGGGAGACTACGAATACTTGCCTGACAACGAGAATCCATATTACCACTCCAGAAAAGTAGAATGGATCTCGCTTAATATTCCGCGCACTAAATTTGAGCAAGATATTCTTTTCTCGTTTGGTGCGTTCATGACCATTTGTAGAATCAAACAGGAAGATCGAATTATGACTGTTGTAAAGGCTTTTCAACATGGTAAAAAAGCTGCCGTTACAATACCAGAGCTGCCTACTGAAAATGAACCTGAAAATCGCGATATAGAAATGGATGCCATCGAAGATATTTCAAACTTGATGATTCGGAAAACGAAAGGTCATGGACTTGCTCAAATAATCGATGGAATTCTGCGTGCGAAAGGTTTTACTACTTACATTAGCCCTGCTGGGCCTGATAAGGGCGTAGATATTCTCGCATCTTCCGGCGTTTTGGGATTTGGCGGTCAAAAAATATGTGTTCAGGTAAAATCTTCTGATACACCAATTGATCGTATTGTACTCGATCAACTCGGGGGAGTAATGAAGAATTTTAACGCCGATTACGGTTTGCTTGTTTCATGGAGTGGCTTTAAAACATCTGTTATTAATGAAACGGCAAAACAGTTTTTTGATATTCGCCTGTGGACGCACAAAGAAATAATAGAGGAGTTTTTAAAATACTATGATGTTATGGGTGACGATATTAAGGAACTAATTCCGCTTAAGAAGATATGGGTTGTTAACTCGATTGATGAATAACGCATAAAAATAAATGGCAACTTGAATAGTTAACAAGTTGCCACTTGGCGTTATATGATTATTAAATCACTATATGTCATTTCCATTGCCCTGTTTCGAATATTGTTCATCCGTTGCACCCAAACCATCTGATCGGCGGCTTTCAACTGTTCAGTTGCACCTTCTTTTTTCGCCATCTGTTTCACTAGCTGAGAAAACATCGTCTCAGCTTCGTTGTTCAGGTCGGTAAGATAATCATTCAGTTTACCGCTGGTCAGAAGATCAGTATACCATCCTTGATCCGAATGATTTCTTCGTCTGTCTTGTTATGGTGATTGTTGCGTGTACCCTTGTAGTTCTTGGAGGCACTCCGGTTAAAAACATAGACGCCTTTGTATTTTTCATTGCGTAAAATCTCGTGCGCTGTTTTTACCGAACGGTTTTCCAAGGCGTGTTTTGAAGCCTTCTCGGTTCAGCGTTGCCAGAATCTCATTGTATCCGATCCCGGTCAGCACGCTGTCGTAGATTTTCCTCACCGCAACCGCTTCGTGTTCATTGATTTCATAGTGCTTGGTTTCGCCGTTGACGTCATAGCCATACGGCGGCCGGCCGCCGACCGCCTGACATTTAATAGCCGATTCCCTCATTCCTTTCATCACCTCGCGGGCAAGATTTTTAGAGTAATATTCGCTCATGCCCTCCAGCACAGATTCCAGAATAATGCTCTCCGGGCTGTCATCCATCTGCTCGAGCACCGAAATTAATGTGACACCGTTCTTCTTCAGCTCTCGTTTATAATAGGCGCTGTCGTAGCGGTTACGGCTGAATCGGTCGAGCTTGTGGACAATGACAAGACCAAATTTCTGCTGCTTGGCATCCATAATCATTTGCAAAAATTGCGGACGATCATCGGTGGTTGCGCTTTTTGCACGGTCCAGATACTCGTCAATCAGCACAACATGATTCCGCTCACAGTATTCCTTGATCGCACGAACCTGCGCTTCAATGGATTCCTCACGCTGATTGTCGGAGGAAAACCTCGCGTATAAAACCGCTTTGGGTACGATTCCTCTGGCTCTCATATTTTCAATAACGGTCATTTTATCCTCTCTTTCTGCCGAGATATCGGCGTTTTATAATATCATCCAGCACCTTCGCAACGCCCTTGTCAATGGTTGTGCTTGATGTTGGTTTTAATATTTTCGCTTTTATCTCAACCTGTTTTCCTTTGTAAAGGTCACATAATTCTTTGCGTCCAATCATGATTTTGGCTGCTTTCAGTTCCATTTTTCCTCCTTTATCAACACAACAGTATATCAAAACAAACGGCTAAGTCCAGAGAAATACGAATATTTTAATTATAATTTTCAATGAATATCTCCTTCATATCAAGCATCCCGTTGTATTTTCTGACTTTGTCAAATGCGGTTTGCTCTAAAATATTGATGTCCCCGCGGTCATAACTCAGATAATTTGTGAGCGCCTCAGTAAGCATTGCAAGAGCAACCGATTGCTTGAAAAGTACCTTTGAGGTCCGTCGTTCGCTTAAAGTTACAGCATGGTCAATCGCATTTTGAAGATGAACCGGGATGATGGTCTTTGAGTTTTCCAGCGATAGATACTCGCAGTAAAACCGGATTGCCTGTTCCACGAACTCATTTTTCGAGCGGCAATCGGCAGCAATAAGATTGCTTGATATCATTTCATCCACTTCTGTGGGCAGCAAATAGCTGAATTTTTGTTTTGGCATAAAGTTTATCCTTTCTGTTCAAGGTGGTGGTTTTGGAAGACTGAGAAATGGCTGTAATGCTGTATTTTTCGTATACCTGTTGCCATATACCGCCACCGCAATCCTAAAACCACTACCGTTTCTGAAATCCCCGAACGGCACTGCCGGTCGGCGTAAAAAGAAGTGCGGGCGAATAAGCGCCAGCACTTCTTTTTCCTGCTTCTGATTATTCGGGCTACATACTCTGTGTATAATCCTCGTTTTGCTGAGTCTCCTCGACGTTACCACGGATACCGTGTGCCTCACGCTTCTCCTGAATAGCCGATTTGATCTTACGGTCAACACCGAACGCCTTTTTATGCTTACTCCTGTAGCTGTCATAAATGATTTTTGAAAGCTGATTCAGCAAGGATATGACACTCGTTGCAGCCGAAACAGGATTTTCAGTTTTCTGTATTGACAGTGCCGCACCAATAATCTGATTTCTGATGCTGTGAAATTCCTTTTGCTTTTCAATGGCCGGCAACTCATCCGGATTCAATTGATAGCTCTTTATAATTTCCTCCTGTACCTCACACCACCCACGGTAAAGCTCTGAGACATTTTTATCCTTTGCGATAAGTGAAAATATTTCATCCACACTCTTTTTAACGGTCGGTTTGAGATACCCATAAACTTTCTTTCCCTTAACTTTTTGGAGCTCCAGAGCAAGCTGTATCAGCAAAGTTTCCATCTGAGGATCGGAACAACCGGAACGCTTGACAAGCGAATCCATATAGCTGCGCGTATAATTTTTAAGGTCGTTTCGTAACTGCGTTTTCTCAGAATAGAGTTGAATCAAATCCTGCGCCAACACATCCTTGACGAAGCCACGCTTGATGTTTTCAATCCCCTTTTTCGTCAGCCACGCTTGATTGGATTTGGAGTAAAGCATGATGTGGCAATGCGGATGATCCGGATGGTCATGGTAGGCGGCGAACCATTCCAGATCGTCGGCGGGAATTCTTAGCTTTGATGCGATGTTCGTCATCTGCGTCCGGATGGTCGGCATCCAAGTTGCGGCACTGTTGTAGCACAGCCGGTCGGCATCTTCACGCAAAAGAGAAACGACGGCAGTATAAACATTGCCGTCGAATCGATCAAGTTTCTCCATTTCGGTATACAGATGAATCTCTTTACCCTCATCGGAAAATAAACCGTGTGCGCCAAGTGTTTCCACCATCGGCCGCTCACCCATATAGGATAGAACCTTTGACATTTGTGGTAGCTTTTCCACGCCCTCACGCTTTGCCATATATTCCAGCAGGTGTCCGACCGATTTGGTTTTGTATCTGCCTTTTTGATATTTGATATTAAAAATTAACTGTGACATTTCAATACCTCCTGTTTGTCTTTTATCCGCAAGCCGTCCTGCGGCGGCGTAATGTCTGCCCATACGCGGCCGATAAACGGTCAACGAGGGCTGTGCTGGCTTCTGTGCGTGGGAACACACCTTCCTCTGAAACAACCGCCCCACAATCTGCCGTAAGGGCGCTGTGGAGCAGGTTGCTTAACCATTCCCGATTATTCAGGTGACGTGAGTGAAGTCCCCCCGCACACTTCTTGTGACGGAGTGACGGAAGCCGGGACACAGGGAGCTGTCTCGTTTTTACCGTCACTGCCGTCACCTTGCGAAACAACGCGTTCAATGATGATAAGCAATCTGTTTTAAGCAGATGGCTATGTAATTGCATGAATTAAAATAGAGCAAAAAAATAACCCCGATTTTCATCGGGGTTAAAACGAATTTGCTTGTTATAATGGTCACCTACTATATGATTAATTATCTTCATATTATATGATTCAGCATCTCTGTGTCATAAAAAGCATTCTAATAATAGTGAGCCCCAGAATTGTTGTGAATTTTCTGTGTGGCTCTTGAATTACACTGAAATGTGATTTTTATTCGAAATTTTAATATAATTGTGTGATTTAGCTTGATTTCTATAAAACAATTGCATATAATAAAAGTGTGATATTTTACGCTGAAACTATAATAATTATGTGATTATAAGTCTGAGAGGTGCTTTTATGGAACGATTGATATTAAACGACTTGTTGAAATGGAAAAACTCAAAATACCGCAAGCCGCTTATTTTAAAAGGTGTGCGGCAAGTCGGCAAGACTTGGATATTAAAAGAATTTGGCAAGCTTTATTACGATAATGTTGCCTATTTTAACTTTGATGAGCATAGTGAGTACAAACAGTTCTTTGAGACAACTAAAGATGTCGAACGAATTTTGCAAAACCTTATGCTTGCAAGCGGTCAAAAAATTATTAAAGAAAAAACGCTGATCGTTTTTGACGAAGTACAAGACTGTCCTAATGTTCTAAACGCAATGAAATATTTCTACGAGAACGCAAATGAATATCATGTTGTCTGTGCAGGCTCGCTTTTGGGTATTGCACTTGCTAAACCGTCTTCTTTTCCGGTGGGCATGGTAGACTTTTTGCAAATCAATCCCATGACTTTTAAAGAATTTCTTAAGGCAAATGGTGACGAAAACCTTGTAAAGTATATGAATTCTGTTAACACTATCGAGCCAATTCCCGATGCGTTTTTTAATCCACTTTATGAAAAGTTAAAAATGTATTATGTTACAGGAGGCATGCCAGAGCCGGTCAAAATGTGGACAGAAGAGCGTGATGTTGAAGCAATGCAGACAGCACTTTCAAATATTATTGGTGCATATGAACGCGATTTTGCTAAGCACCCAGATGTTAAAGAATTTCCGAAAATATCTTTGATATGGAAATCAATACCTTCACAACTAAGCCGAGAAAACAAGAAGTTTATTTATAAAGTTGCTAAAGAAGGCGCAAGAGCTAGAGAATACGAAGATGCGTTGCAGTGGGTTGTTGATGCGAACTTAGTTAGTAAAATCTACCGCAGCACCGCTCCGGGGTTGCCTATTTCTGCATATGATGATTTGGCGGCATTTAAGCTCTATCTTGTTGATGTGGGCTTGCTCCGCTGTTTGGCGATGCTTGCACCAACCGCATTTGGTGAGGGCAATAGGCTGTTTACCGAGTTCAAAGGATCACTCAGCGAGAACTATGTTTTACAGTCACTGCGTAATCAATTTGAAGCAACGCCACGCTATTGGGCTATAGATAATCCGCGTTATGAAGTTGATTTTCTTATTCAACGTGAAAATGATGTTATTCCTATTGAAGTGAAAGCTGAGGATAACATTGAAAGCAAGAGCTTGAAAAAGTTTAAGGATAAATACGGTGATAAGGTTAAACTTCGTGTGCGCTTTTCACTTAGCAATCTTAAACTTGATGATGATGTGCTCAATATTCCACTCTTTATGACTGATTATGCCGACGAACTGATTGGCATAGCACTTGAGAAATTAAAACTGTAATACCTACAATAAATTGAACAATTGTTTTCAAAAACTTTATCTAATTTAACGTAAGCAGTCTTAATTATAGAAACGGCTATATAAAACTAAAGTCGCTTGCTCTTTTTCTTCATTAAGAGCAAGCGACTTTAGCTAATTTTATCTTCCTATTATACTATGAGCATCTATGTGAGGGAGTAAAGCATGAATTACCTCAACTTTATAAAGGTATTTATTGATTTCATTACGATTTTGAGTGGCTGTAACAAGATTTAACAGGTTAGATAAATGAATGCTTTGGGTATGTATTTCCGTTTTGGGTGGACGGGAAAAGGCTTCCCTCGCCTCCACCAATTCTATCCTCAACAATCCCGCATTGGATGGAGGATACACGAAATATATAGCGGCAGAAAAGCTCACCTTCATGGTGGACTTTTTATATTACTTTCCTTCCATGAACCACCTCGGCGGATCGTAGAACAGGTATGTCTGCTTGCCGGCAATCATGCATGTGTACCGGGTACCTTGACCGCCTGCAGCAATGTACCTTGCTGGCAGCACCCTATGTCAAGAGATGGATAAAAAATAAGCCCACCCGAAGGTGAGCTGTTAATAAAGACTATTTATATATTCTATTATTAGTCACATAAACCCTGTGCAAATGCACTTAAGTTAGGTTTTGTAACTCTCAATGCTTCAAAATCACCTTCAAAATCTTTACCTTTAACCAACATTTTATATTCACAACAATCTGAGCATGTTTTATCACAGAAAGTTACTGTAAACGGTTCGCTAATTTCAACTTCGAATTTATTTTCTGATATCTCAAATTCCTTTAAATATTTCCAACTTCGAATACATTCTTTTTCGCCTTTACATAATCTTATTAACTCAAATTCTAATTCTACTTCTATTTCTTTATCACGGCAATCTTTAATCTCTGCTTCAAAATATATGAGGCATGAAAATTCAAATTTTATTAATGGTTTACATAAACAAGTAGTATCAACTAAAACATTATCCAAAATAAAGGATTGATCACATTTTACTTTTCCATGATCTATTTCAAAGAATGCATCCTGAGGATTACAACCACATTCTAGTAGAATACCTTTTGCTTTTGGATGCTTAGGCACATAACAACAATTATCTTTATCTTTATCATAATTATTCACATAATTATTTCTATTGTCAGTAGTATTTGTATTATAAAATTTATTATCACAATTATACATATATCAATACTCCCTTTTATTTTTATCGAGACTACTCTCCATACATTCTATTCATATCAATATAAATAGGTTAAAATAATAAAGCTCACCTTCGGGTGAGCTTAAATGCGGCGCTTTATAATTTTACATATGGGATGATATCATTGTCAATATCAAATGGAAAATTCTTTAATAAATTATATAAGCTTTTATTTAATAACTTTTTCTTAAAATCTAATATAGTAACTCCAGTTATTATATCAGAATCCATGTTTTTTAGCGTTATTATTCCATTATCATCTTCATCGTCATACGATCTTCTTCTATTACCAAAGCCAATATATAAAACATCATTACGGCTATCAAAGTCAATTTGCAATGCGTTTCTCATATTTAAGCTGCTCCTTATCAATACCACCAGTTATATTCTTGCTCAGAAAAGCTGTTTTAATGTCTCCAACTGCAATGTGTGGATTGGAAATTTCAACAATTACTTTTGTATAATAATCATTTCCGTATGTAGCATCAATAGACTTATGAAAATACACATCTCTGTCAGGTACTACACTTGCATATATGCAATCTGGATCTTTTATTGCTTTTTTTATTATCTCTAAATTATCTTCCAT